TGCTTGCAGGTGGTGTCCAGTCATTTCTGACTCAGGTATCTCGTGGTCGCAATCTACAAACGATTCTTCAATGCGCTCTTCGTATTCGCCACAGCAGTCAGCCTCCCCACAACCCCAGATGGTGTTGTCTTGCTTTATGTAGTAGATGGTCATTTGTTTGCCTCCTCAAGGCGCTGCTTTAGGTGACCCATAGCGTCTTCACAGTTACACGCCATCTCTTGGTCCCAAAGAGTGGCCACATAGGACCAAACCATTTTCTTGAAGATACGATTACGCCTTGACTGTTCTGCTGCTAGTTCTTTACCTGCAATAAGATGCGCTAGTTTAGACTTCCAGTTACTCACTTGTTCTCTCCCTCAAAGGCTTCTTTTACTGCAGGGTTTTTCAATTGTTCCTCAAGGTATTCCTCAAAGTTAGTCTTGTTCTCTTCCTCTCTATCAAACTCAACCTTGTCCGAGAAAGCAATCTCATCAATCAAGTCATTTAGGTCGTTGACCGACATTACTCCCTTAGGGACGTCGACCATTTCCTTTAGCTTTCGCTCTAAGATAGCCAGCGCGCGTTCGCGCTCAGCCTTAGTCGCGTAACATATAGGGCAACCCATATCATCAGCAGGGTCCCAGGTCCAGTCGTGGATTTCGCACTCAGCACTTAGCGCCATTAGAGCGACCTCAACTTCTTTAGGACGTTTGTGTAATACCCAACGTTCTGAGCGTGGACCCCTAGATCAAGCCCATCTAGGTTTGCGCGCAGGAATGGGTCTGCCAATACTGCCTTTGACTTTTCAATCTCTTTAGTCAGGTACTGCTCTAGTTCCGCGAGCTTCTGCTCAGCAGTCTTCTTTTTCTTTGTTGCCATTCGTCACTCTTTCCTTGTAGTCTTTTAGAATCCAGCTTGAGCTGTTCTTTTTGTCATTACCGCCGACTCCGAAGACGAATCGAAGTCTATTTGAATCTACCACCATCTCAGGGATGTTGTCAAGTGTCCTGTCTCCACCATTCGCGAAGAGAACCTCGTCTTCAGGATACATCTCAAGAACTTGATTAATCGCGTCTATTGCTGTACCATCCGAGTCGTCGAAAACAATAACGGCGTCTACGGACTTGAATTCTTCAATGATGGCCCCACGCTCATCTAGTGGCAAGAAAGGCTCACCTTTTTTGCGAACCAACCACGAGTCCGAGTTAACTCCCACAATAAGGACGTCGCCCAACTCACGCGCGGCTCGGATATAGGAAACGTGGCCGGAGTGCACAGGGTCGAACCCTCCGGTCACCAGAACAATCTTCTTACTCATCTCGAGAATCCATTATAGCAATAATAATCATTCCAAGGACAATAATCCCTAACATCCATAGCCCTGCGTTCAAGCTAGATTCAGCTCCTTCTTCACGAACTGCCAGAAGTCCTCCATGTCCTCGATGTAGATTTCATCGCTGACTTCCTGGACGTCGCCACTTCGCTTTTCACGGAAGTAGTGCATCGAGCACATCCCGCGACCAAAAACCTTTTTCTCGCAACTGTCAATCTTGCACATTATTTGTCTTCTCCTGTTATCTTCCTACGTAGTGCCAATAGCGCAAGGTCTCCGCGCATTGGGGGGTTTTTCGATAGTTCATCAATCATAGCCAGAATCTCTTCTGTTTCCGATAGTTTCTTTAGGGACGTCGACGAATCGGTCTCGAAGACCTCATCATTCGACATTGAGCGACCACACTGGCACACATACTTGGCTCCACTCTGCGGACCCTTATAGAAGGTGTGGACGTGGTCGTCCAGAGGATACTCTTCAGTATCCTTAGCTTTCAGCGGATTGTACTTGCTGAATAGTTCGAAGAAATCTTTACTCATACCTATATCTTATACCTGTATAAATAAAGATGTCAAATCGGCACGAACGCGCGGATTTATGAATATACATATTATATTGACTTTTAACGAAGCTTCGTTCAAACTTCTACCGGACGTCGAAGTTTTATTATATAAAGTATCATATTGTACAGAAAAGGCCCCCCGAAGGGAGCCTCTTTTGTGTGTGCAAACTTAAACCTAAGTTTATACAACGCCTGTTATTTAGCCTAATACAGCGAAGACATCTTCCTCTGCAAGGACCAGATATTCCTTAGATCCGAGGGTTAGGCTGGTGCCAGCGTACTTCGAGTAGATTACGGTGTCGCCTACAGCGATGTCCTCTACCTTACTGCCGATGGCAATCACTTCACCCTGCTGAGGTTTTTCCTGCGCTACGTCCGGAATGATTAATCCAGAGGCAGTTGTCTGCTCTGCATCCTTCTGTAGAATGGCAACTCGGTTGCCGATTGGCTTAATCTTGATCTGACTCATTGAGTTCTTCTTTCTTATCTTTTAATTTCTGCTTGTATTCAGCAGCAAGGTTTTGTACGGTCTGATTCTTGTAATGGACTGTCTTTACTCGGTCCAGCTTGAAGCTTCGCATCTGCTCAGCCCCTTTCTTTCCGCCCCATACATCTAACCACTCAGTTGTCGGAGTGACAATGTATTGGACAAATCTATAACGCCCACGCTCCCCGCGTATCTTGAGCTCGGTTCCCTTGCTGACGTTTCTCCCGTTGATTTGCATCTCCAGGATGTACTTCCAGTTGTCATTAGGGCGAGGTCCTTCTATACCCTTACTCTTTTTTCTACCCACTATACCTCATTCCCCCAAACATCCCAACCTTCCATCGGGCGTCTGGCAAACATTTCCAGCTTTGTAGCGTCTGGGTATAGGCGCTCAATCCTGCGGTGAACCTCGTCTGGCTTCCGCGAATGCTCCATCTTAGCAGCAAGAATAGTATGAGGTACACCCTCATCTGAAATCGGTAGCGGTCTACCTTTAGGGATGTTTGAAGCAACTAGCACATACTCGGCTGTTGGCTTCACCACACTTGGGCGAACACCCTGCGCCCCGATTGGAGTAACTCCGTCAGCCCTGGTCTTGACCCAGGTAAAAGCAACTCCGCGATAAGTTAGCCCCCAGTGTCGAAGAAGATCGATGGCAAAGTCCAAGCGAGGAGAGGTCACCCACATGAAAACTACTCCTGGCTTTTCCAAAATGCCCTTGATGTCCAATGCCATCAGATCTTCGTCCGACATGGTTGGATAGAACTTCGCAGCTGCGCCCATCTTATCCTGGGCACCATAATAAGACCAAGGTGGATCCATAAGGATCACTTGGTACTTAGAGTCTGGAAGTTCTGTCATGATTACTTCTGGTGAATCATTAGGTCTAGGCCGTTGTCTGGGTGGTACGACCACTCAGCTTCAAAGCCATCCCAGTCGCCAGTCTGTTTACCATCGAGCGCACGAGTAGTCTCCACGCTGTTGATAATGAACTCAGGCATCTTGAGCGAAGGAGAGTTGACTACGCAGATAACATCGTCAATAGTAGCGCCCTCATACTCATCTTCACCCATCATGTCTAGGGACAGGGTTTTACCTTCATCACCAATCCGAACTCCAGCCGAGAGGTTACATTCTTCAGAAACCTTCTGAAGGGCTGTAGGACCCATGGAACATCCGGAAAGTGTTGCTGCCAATAGGCCAGCGATGCCAACAATGGCAAGTGTCTTTTTCATATGTCTTCTATCATTAAAGGGACATGCTTATCATAGCACACAAAAATAAAAACCCCGTCCGAAGACGAGGTCTTATCCCCAGGCATCGAGCCCACCGTCCGGAGGGCCATTACCCGTTCGACCGCCTAACGGTCTGGTAAGTTTAAGGTGTCGTTCGTGGAACATGGTTCGTCTCCCAAGAGATTCCCAACGACTCTATCCACCTAGACGGTCACCTGCATGGTCTCAGCCTGAACGCTTACCCAACTCAGATACTATCGATGCCGCCAAGGCTGGCTTCGGTGGTAGCAGCAGACACAGAAGTTGTTCAGACTTCTGCCTTACGTGGGTAGTCAGGACTCGCACCTGAAGCATTCTCAATATAACCCCGAAGGGACTGACTACTACCCTGCCAAGTAACTTAGAACTACTTGACTGCTTCGCCGCGATTCTAAGTCGCTTTGAGCATTAAACATCTAGCCTTTACAACTAGAGTAACCCACCGCATATGGGGGCCTCTGCACCGATAGTGATGATGCATAGTGGAGATGCGGGGAATCGAACCCCGGTCCAATTATGGATCCATTGTTCTTCTACAAGCTTAGGCAGTTTATATTTCCAGGACCGAACTGCCACATCCTGTGGTGCTGGGGTTTTACGTCCACAGCATCGACGTACTACAAGTTGTCCTATTTATTTAGAACCTGACTGCCCAGCTAGAACTACTGCTTTGTCAGGGGCCTAACGGCGAATCCTAAGATTACGCAGCTAGAGCGAATGCAGAACGAGATTCAGCATTTATTTTGTTTAGCGGTTTTACGAGACTCCGCTATCTCGGCTTGCTTCACCAACTTCAGAATAACTGTCGAAACCAGTCATCCCCGTGAACACTATTTAATTGTATCTAGATTGTATCAGACTTTTGCGAATCGCGCCAGCTAAAGACTCGCTCTTGTCTACAGACAAAGCAACGACAACCATACTCAATCTTCTCTAGAGTGCCACATGCAAGAAGGGCAGCTTCACCATTCTTGCTGTTCTGTAGGGCGGTCTTATCTTCGTGACAGGACTCGCATAAGATCTGGCAATCCTTTAGTTCCTTCTTGCGAACATCTTCGCTACGCGACCAGATGTCACGAGGATTAAAGGTTTTGTTGTCCTGGCTCTTGTGGTCAACTTCCAGGTTGCGGGTAGAGCCACACTTGACGCACTTACCGCCCTTAGATTTAATCCACTCACGCTTGCGCTTGTTGACAAACTCTAGCTGGTATTCGCGTTTCTTTTTTCCTGTATAGCCCATACATCTATTTTACAGCAGATTGCGGATTAGGACTAGAGTCTCCTCCGGGCTAAACACGTGCTGGAAATCTACACCAGTAGCAATTACAGGAAAATCGTTTCCACCTGGCTCAAGTCTATCTCCAACAAACAAAACACTACTCGGGGAGATTCTAGTTCGCTTACAGAGCTCATACATTCCGTAGCCCTTATCGATACCAAGTCGAGTTATATCAATACTGGTAGACCCACCAGACCGCACATCGAACTCAGGTAACATCGAGGCTACAGTCCTTCTCATGCTATCACGCTTAGATTTGTCTGGGTCCCAGGCTTCCTTCTCCTCGAGCGGAGCATCCTGACCTAATGCAGAGAATGTTATCTGAGCACCACGGTTGTCAATGACCTCACCGTATGCCTTATCCGGCCACACCCCAAGTAGTGCAGCAGATACATGCAACACACTAATAATTCTCTCAGCCTGAGCTGGAGTAAAATCTTCCGAGTAAATAGTACGCCAACGACCAAAGTGACGCTTAAGATAGCAAGCACCGCTTGTCGGCATCAAATGTAGATTTCTCAGGTTAGCACCTGCAGGAAGTTTACTCACTACCTGAGACATAATCTGCTGCTCGGTGCCACCGCTAATGATACACACCTGTGTAATGTCTAGAAGACTCTTAAGAGCCTTAGCCATCTCGCACGAAATAGGACCCTTGCTAGGTGCAAGGGTCCCATCGAGATCGAAAGCAATGAGCTTAAGACCCATTAGTCGCGAGTGACCAATCGGCGCTTGATTGCGTCAAAAATCTTTGGACGCTTCTTGCTAGCCTTACCGTTCTTACGGTCAGAAACTTCCTTTGCAGCTGGCTTACCGCCGCCACCTTTACCTTTTGCCATTTGGGCTCCTGTCTTTAGGTCTACATTCTAACACAAACATTAGCAAAAATTGGTTTGCAATTTATCATTACATACATTATTATGTAACTATCCAATAAAGGAGAAACATGAACGAAGAGATCTTCGAATCTTACGCGATACAGATGGAGCCACTGCTTCCACTAGCCAAAAAGGCTTACGGCTCTAGAACAACTAAGTCACCGCAGCACGACGCTTCCCGAGAATATACTCGACTACTCGTTGAGTTCTACGGCAAGGGTGGAAGCCTAATACAGATGGCAAAGCGTCTAGACGTGACCTACCCAGGTATTCGCAGAAGAATTTTGACTGATGAAATTCCAGCAGAGCCAAAAGGCAAGAACAGCAAGTCCGCACCGCATGAAGTAGTTGAGGCCGCAATACGAGTCAAGTTGGCCCACCTCGAAGACGGGTCAACCGCATACCACGACCAGATACGCCACGAGTATGAGATCAACAAAATCTCCCTAGCTAAGCTAGCTAAAGAGCTCGGGCTTAGCTCAGCGAACCCGCTCTACTATGCAGTAACTCGATCGAGAGTCAACAGTAGGCAAGACGCCCTATAAAAAAAGAAAACCCCCTCGAAAGAGGGGGTATCTTTTTACTCAGTTTAGAGTTCTGATGCAGCCTTGTTCTTGGCAACCTCTGCTTCAGCAGACGATGCAAAAGCAATGTTGATTTCGTCTTCGTCAAGAACACCGTCTACAACGTAGGCACGTGCTAGAGACTCAGCAACTTCCATGACACCGACGAATGCGGCAACAAGGGCTGACTGCCAGAGTTCGACTCCAGCGATTGAACCAGCGGCTAGAACACCGCTAACTTTTAGGATTACAAGAGCAATAGTTCTCTTGAAAATCTTTTTTGCAATTTCCATTTGGATCTCCCAGGGGTAGGTTAATGAATAACCCTCTCCCAGGTCTAATCCAATTATACATCAGATTACGTAGTGCTACGCGACGGCATCCTCGGCTCGGTGCGGAGACCACGAAGGATCTTCGAGCGGTCCGTCTCAGTGGTGCCACCCCAGATACCCCTCAGCTCTGGACGCTTCATGGCATAGGCACGACACGCGTGCATATACTCGCATCCACCGCAGATCTTCTTGGCCTCGCGCTCATAAGGGTAACGCTCACGAGCTTTAGTCATTGAACTCTCCGGAGCGTCCTCTGAGAAAAATGCTTCAGGGTTAGACTCTGTGCAAGGAGGTGGACCATACAGCTCGAAGTCCGGGTAGTCTTCTTCTGGCTGGAATGTAAAAATTGTCATGCGTCTCTGTCTCTCTCGGTTTTATACGAACGGCTTGTTAGTGCTGAATCCGCCACCCTTAAAACTAATTGGTGGAGCATTGAACACTCTCTGAAGTTTACCAGAGCAACCCTCGCTAACGCAAGTCAGCTGCTTCTGATCCTCAGACATACCGCGTTCTTCACTGTATTTGTGCTCGCTATTTTCAGAGCATTTGTATTCGTAAGTAGGCATACCATAATCATACCGCATAAAAGAAAACCCCTCCCGAAGGAGAGGTTCTCATTTAGTTATTGGCACAGCAGGAGCAGTTACCGCATTCACAACTGGACATTAGAAATCCCAGTCATCATCAGTAGTAGCTTCGGTCTTACCCATAACGTAGCTTGAACCAGATCCTGAGAAGAAGTCGTGGTTCTCGTCGGCGTTAGGAGATAGGGAAGAGATAATAGCAGGGTTGACGTTAGTCTCTTCCTTCGGGAACAATGCGTCGAAGCCCAGGTTCATTAGGGCTTTGTTGGCGTTGTAGTGAAGGAACTTCTTTACGTCTGCAGTTAGACCTACGTTGTCGTATAGGTCAGCAGTGTACTTGATCTCATTCTCGTAAAGCTCAAGAAGTAGGTCATACGCGTAAGCCTTAAGCTCTTCGCGACGGCCTTCCCACTCTTCACCGTATGCCTGCTGGAACTTGTAACCGATGTAGTAGCCGTGAACCGCTTCATCACGGATGATGAGGCGAATCAAGTCCGCAGTGTTTGTAAGCTTAGCGCGGCTCGACAGATACATCGGCCAGTAGAAGCCCGAGTAAAACAAGAAGCTCTCAAGCAAGGTCGATGCAATCTTGCGCTTCAATGGGTCAGTGCCGTTGTAGTACGAAAGAACAATCTCAGCCTTCTTCTGGAGGTAAGGGTTGTCTTCTGACCACTGGAACGCCGCGTCGATGTCCTTGGTAGAACAAAGAGTCGAGAACACAGACGAGTAGGACTTGGCGTGCACCGACTCCATAAACGAGATATTGGTCAACACCGCCTCTTCATGCTGAGTACGCGCGTCCGGGATCAAGCTAACAGCACCAACAGTCGCCTGGATGGTGTCAAGCATGGTTAGACCAGTGAAGACGCGCATAGTTAGAACACGCTCTTCATCAGTCAGACTTTCCCAAGATTGGATATCATTAGACACCGCAACCTTTTCCGGCAACCAGAAGTTGGCCGTCAGACGGTTCCAAACCTCTAGGTCGATTGGATCTTCAATTTTGTTCCAGTTAACTGGACGTGTGATGTGTTTCATTGTTACCTTTCTTATAGCATGCATGAAACGCAGCCCTCGACGTCGGTGCCTTCCAGCGCCAACTGACGGATACGGATGTAGTAGATGGTCTTGATGCCCTTGCGCCATGCGTAGATCTGGGCACGGTTGACGTCACGAGTGGTGGCGGTGTCCTTGAAGAACAGGGTCAGTGACAGACCCTGGTCGACGTGCTGAGTTGCCTCAGCGTAGGTGTCGATAATAGCGTCCGGACCAATCTCGTAAGCATCTTGGAAATACTCGAGGTTGTCATTCGACAAGTAAGGAGCTGGGTAGTAAACACGACCGAGCTTTCCTTCCTTGCGGATTTCAATCTTCGAAGCAATCGGGTGAATGCTTGAAGTCGAGTTGTTGATGTAGCTGATCGAACCAGTTGGTGGAACAGCCTGAAGGTTCTGGTTGTAGATACCATAACGCATCACAGACTGAGCCAAGTCGCGCCAATCCTCTTGAGTAGGAATCTCAATGCCAGCGTTGGCAAATAGCTCAGCCGCACGAGAGGTCTTAGGCTTCCACTCCTGAGAGATGTACTTAGCAAAGAACTCTCCGCTGGCGTACTTCGAGTTCTCAAAGTTGTAGAAGGTTTCGTTACGCTCAATGGCCAACTTGTTAGAGGCACGTAGAGCGTGGAACAGAACGGTATAGAAGTAGATGTTTGTAAAGTCCAGAGCTTCCTCAGAACCGTACATAATCTTTTCGCGACCCAGGTAGCCGTGGAGGTTCATCTGGCCAAGACCGATAGCGTGAGACTTCTTATTACCTTCGGCAATCGACATAACTGACTCGATGTAGCTGAGGTCAGACACAGCGGTCAAGGCACGAACCGAAGACTCTACTGTCTTCTTGATGTTTCCACCATCCATGACCTTAGCAATATTTAGCGAGCCAAGGTTACAGCTGATATCGTGACCAACATCGCGGTAGCTGAGGTCCGCATTATAGGTAGTCGGGGTGTTCACCTGAAGGATTTCAGAGCAAAGGTTCGACATGTTGATACGACCCTCAATCGGGTTGACCTCATTCACGGTATCCTCGTACATGATGTATGGGTAACCGGACTCGAACTGAAGTTCTGCGATGCGCTCAAACAAAACACGAGCCTTGATCTTGGTCTTCTTGATTTCTGGATTGTCCACCATCTCCTGGTACTTCTCGGTAACCGAGATGTCGCCAAATGGAATACCATAGACTCGCTCAACGTCGTAAGGAGAGAATAGGTACATATCTTCGTTGCTCTTAGCAAGCTCCATAGTGATGTTTGGAATAACAACACCAATCGAGAGAGTCTTGATACGAATCTTTTCGTCGGCGTTCTCGCGCTTGGTGTCTAGGAACTTCAGGATGTCTGGGTGGTGAGCGTTTAGGTAAACGGCACCGGCACCCTGACGCGCACCTAGCTGGTTTGCGTATGAGAACGAGTCTTCCAAAAGTTTCATCACAGGGATGATGCCCGAGGACTGGTTCTCAATCTTCTTAATAGGGGCACCAGACTCGCGTAGGTTGCTTAGGCTAAGGGCCACACCACCACCACGCTTTGAGAGCTGCAACGACGAGTTGATCGAACGGGAGATCGACTCCATGTTGTCTTCGATGCGAAGCAGGAAGCACGATACGAACTCACCGCGCTGCTTCTTACCTGAGTTCAAGAAGGTTGGAGTTGCAGGCTGAAAACGGCCAGAGATAATCTCATCAATCAGATTAAGGACCTGCTTCTGGTCACCGCCAGCCAATGCCAAAGCATTCATAACCACACGGTCTTCGAAGCGCTCAAGGTAGCGGCTTCCGTCGAACGTCTTTAGCGCGTAAGAGGTGTAGAACTTGTAGGCACCAAGAAAAGTCTCGAAGCGGAACTTGTAGGCATAGGCGTGCTTAAAAGCATCTTTGATAAACTCAGCCGAGTACTGGTCAAGGACTTCTTGCTCATAGTAGTCATTGTCCACCAAGTAAGCAAGCTTCTCTTCAATGGTGTGAAAGAACACGGTGTTCTGGTTCACGTGGTCCAAGAAGTAAGCGCGAGCTGCCTCTTTGTCTTTGCCAAACTGGATTTTGTTGTCCTCATCGTAGAGGTTTAGCATTGCATTTAATTCGTGGTAGCTGTATTTTTCCATAGCTGTTCCATCTTCCTTTTTACTTCTAGTACATCGTCAGGGGTTCCAAAGATTTCTACTCGATGCAGCACTGGAACTCCTGTTTTTGCTGAAACGATTTCTGCGGCTTTACAATAATGCTCGCCAAAGTTTGTGTTACCTAGCCCCACAACACCTTTGATGTGAGACCTGTTTTGTGGAACGTTTAGAAACTTAACGACTTGTCTAGGAACCGAATGAGATTCACTACCGCCACCGTATGTTGGCACAAATAGTACATAATCAACGTCCACTAAAGTCGGCAACTCATCATCCCATCTAATAGGAATTCTAGTCGATGGGGTACCTAGTTTTTCAATAAACCGATGAGTATTACCAGAATAGTTGGAGAAATATACAATCTCCATAATTAACTATTCGGCTAGTGCTGAAATCTTGTCTGGACGGAACCCGCTCCAGTGAACGTCTCCCGAAATAACAACAGGAGCAGCCGCATAACCTAGCTCACGAACCATGTCCATAGCCTCAGAGTCTTGACTTAAGTCAACTACTTCAAATGGCGTTCCGTTCTTTGTAAGCATACGTTTGGTGCTATCGCATTGGACACAAGCTGGGAGAGTATAAACGGTTACCATTGTAGATCTTTCTAAATGAGGGAGGGGGTATTCTAGTATAAGTCAAAAATCAAAAATCGATTTTCTACTTAGATGATGATACCGCATCTACTATGTCTTTGCAAATCGGACAGACTTTTAGCTTCTGAGGATCGCGATGAGGCACAAAAACCTTGCCACACAAGGCAACCACAGGGGTTCCCATGACATACCCCTCAGTAACTTTTGCAGCCTCCGCATAATGAGCCATAGGCTCGTCATCTTTTTCATCAACATCTAGGTCGACATCTGGCTTCTCAAGCACGTCTACGGACACTAGATTTCCTTCAAACTTTCTAAAACTGCTTCCAGTTTAATTTTACCAAGATACGAGGCCACATCTTTATATCCATAGGATACCACAACATCGTCACCGCATACCACTAAACCAGCCGCAAACTCAATATCTACGTCTTGGAAAGTGAACAGATCACCCAGGTGGGTCAACGTGCCATCACTACTGTACTTTGCAAATCTATGCAGGTACTTTCTAACAGAAAAATTTGTATAGCCGAATGTCCGCGGAATAAACTTGTATTCTTTTCTGACCTCGGCCTCGTGGACTATAGCCAGGTATGACCCATCAGATATCTCCCATAGACAACTACCCCCGCGTATATTGTTTCCGGCAGTATTAGTAGGTTTTCTCGTCTCAATCTTGCCAATATCTTTTTTATATACAGATGTAGCACTATAGACAAAGTCAAACTTGGATGTTTTTTTGTATGGTGGCATCCAGTTCTTTTCTACGGGCTGTAGATCGTCCGTGTGATATAGAGCTACCAACTTAGCGTCCCCGCCAGTGATTTTAAACGTGCCAATTCTTGGGATATCATCCGTAACATAAGGCTCCCGCATAACAGACAGAAACTCCCACCCGCCATCTCTCCAATAGAGACGACCATCCTCAGGGCCACGTAAGAACTTAAATCCACGGTTGTAGTCTAGTTCACGCAAGGATTCAGGAACTACCAACCAATCAGCATCTAGTTTGGCCATAAAAACTCGGTTCTTCACCCGAGTCCCTATAGTTGCAACTGTCCCACCAGTTTTAGGATCGAAGAAATAGTTGCTGGATCTGAATAAAACAACGTAGCCTTCCTCTGGTGAGTAGGCTATAGACGGATTGAAAGCAGACCAGCGCTTGTCGGATTCATCAACAAACCTGAGAATCCTCCAGGTCTCCCCTCCCATAGAGGAAAAAGTCGCTATTTCATTGGCCATAATACTAATTTATCCTACTCTATAAAAGTTGATATGAAGTAATTGATGTAAAATAGTAGAAGCGTTATCTCCCACTAAGGACGTCCATGAGCTGCTCAATTTCCGGTGTTTACAACATATCCTGTGATCAAGGTGCAACATTCTCGCGCTCAATTACTTGGACAGACTCTGCTCGCAACCCCTACAACCTCACTGGATATACCGCCCGTATGCACGTAAGGTCAAACGTAACCTCAAACACTACAGCCGTCACACTCACCACCGAGAACAGCAGAATAGCCCTAGGGGGAGCAGCGGGCACTGTAACTTTAACTATTGCCGCAGCAGACACAGCGAACCTAACTGCAGGTCTATATGTATATGACCTAGAACTTGTCTCTTCGGCCAACGTTGTAACCCGCCTCATTGAAGGTAACTTTAACGTTAAGGCTGAGGTGACTCGCTAGTGGCTATAGAGTTCGAAGATACAAATAGAAAAGTAATAATCAACCAGCGTGACCAAAACAAGGTCATCGTTCAAGATAACATAAACAAGGTTGAAGTTGCCATCGGTGGCCCGCAAGGTGCGCCTGGAGTAGCCGGGCCCACGGGGCCGGCGGGAATCCAGGGTGAGGACGGCCGCTACTATGTTTCTGAAACAGCACCAGAGGACCCACAAATCGGTGACGCATGGTTTCGCTCATCTACTGCTCAAATGTATCTTCGTTATGACGGTTTCTGGGTGGAAACATCCACTAGCTACACAGGGCCACGCGGAGAGTCTGGCGCACTGGGAGTGCAGAACTTAGACGGCGGCAGTGCTAGCAGTGTGTATATTCAAAATCAACTTATAGACGGTGGAAGTGCAGCAAGCATTTACACTCAAAACCAATTAATTAATGGTGGAACGGCAGGAACCTTCTAATGGCACAGCAAATTCAACTAAGAAGCGACACAACCGGAGGCTGGGAGGACAATAATCCTATCCTTGCCCAAGGTGAACTTGGTTACGACATAACTACCAAAACTTTTAAAATTGGTGATGGCGAGAGCACGTGGTCTGAGCTGGATTATTTTTCCGGAAATGGACTAACCCTTCCCACTAGTATCAAGGACACCAACGGTGCTGACCTGATTGTGTTCGAGAAGGGCTACACCGGCGTTGCCCGCATCGATGCTGTTCAAGACGACCTTGCACTTCGCTCGGCTCGCGACATTCTTCTATACGCTGGAGATGACGGCCCTGGAAAGGTCTACATTGGTTGGGGAGATGCAAACTACACTCCCGACGCTACCAATGAAGTTGCAACTATTGGTTATGTAGATGAAGCAACTGGGGCAAACGCAGTAAAGTACCGTGTTTGGGGATACCCAAGTGACAATGCAATTGCAATTATGCCAACTACTGACGGTGAGTCAATTGCACTAAAGTCTAGCGACGCCGCTGCTATTCGCTGGCATGTTCGTAATAATGGTGCAAGTGGTCAGTCTATAATTCCTACCTCAGCGGAAGTTACTGCTGGTGAGGGGAACTACCTGGTCGTATTTACTATTCCTGAGCAGGATTCAGTTCCTCCTGTAGGTCCATACTATTACCAAATTAACTGCCCAGATAATGACTTATATAACGCTGCACTATACGCTCAAGCAGCAACAACAACTACACTCACTTTTTATTATGATATAGACCCCGGAGAATTTAGTTCCGCTGGTGCCTCTATCTATCCACCCTCTGTGTACGCCCAGTTTGAGGTAAACGAAGATGGTGCGTATATCAAGATTGCTGACTGGACGAGTGGCCAGGGATCGTACTCCCAGACATGGCAGTTCACAAAAGAAGGTGCTATCCACTTCCCCTACGGTTACTCCAACCAGCGAACTGGTAACGGAGATGTCCTACGTTTTGCTTCTTCAACTGATCAAGCAATCATCACCGGACCAATTGCTACAGAGAGTGCACCTAACGCTGGTCGTCTAGTTGTTGCTGGACAGGACGGCTCTACCAATGGAGACTACGATGGAGAAGGTGGAGACATCTATCTCTGGGCTGGTCGAGGAGGCGGAACCAACGGAGACGGTGGAGACATCAAGATTGACGGTGGAAATGGCCTTGGCACTGCTCAGGGCGGTTACGTCAAGATTCGTGGTGGAAACGCTGACACTGGCAATGGCGGTTTTGTACAGATTGAAAGTGGATACTCTAACTCTTCTGGGCAGGGTGGAAATATCTCTATCAACGCTCAAGCAGGCGGTGCAGTCACTATCACTGGTAACGGTAACATTGACCTGTATTCAACTAACGGTGTCTATGTAAATGAAGATCTGGTTGCTACCCAGACATATGTCACCGCGGCGAAGAGCACTTTCCCAATGGTTCTCGCTACTGACAATGGAAGTTTGACTGGCGAGATTAACCACGTCGGTAAGCTCCTGTATGCAAACTTGGTCCAAGATACAGCATATTTTGCAATTCCAACTAATGCAACTGTTGCCATCCCTGTCGGCTCTGAAATCAAGTTTGCCACTAGCGGAGAAAGCATTTGGCAGATTTCTGCCGTAGATGGTGAGACAACAACTTTGGTAGGAGAAGGCAGCAACGGCTACACAGCAGTGAATTACAACTTCATTATTCCTCCTAATGCAACGGCAACTCTTCTCAAGGTTGAAACAGACCGTTGGATTCTTTCTGGACTTCGTCTAACTGACTAACTAAGGTAACAATGACTGCAATTGATTTTCCAAACGACCCTACTGTAAATGACCTATTTACAGTAGGCGAGCGTACCTGGAAGTGGACAGGCACCACTTGGGATGTAGTTGTTTCCTTAGAGGTTATCGGACCGCAGGGTGAGCAAGGCCCACGAGGTGAGCAAGGCCCACGAGGTGAGCAAGGACTTCAGGGTCTAACAGGTGCTCAAGGTGTAGAGGGCACTCAAGGAGTTGAAGGTCTTCAGGGCGTGGCTGGCTTTCAAGGAGTTGAAGGCATACAGGGCACAACTGGAGAGACAGGGGTGCAAGGCTTAATAGGTGTTCAAGGGGTAGAGGGGGCTCAAGGTACAGTCGGGCTACAAGGCGAGATTGGCGCAACCGGGGCACAAGGTGTAATAGGCTCAACTGGCACTCAAGGCACAACAGGTATCCAAGGCTCGCAAGGTGTAACGGGGTCAACAGGCGTGCAGGGCGCAGTCGGGGAGACCGGCGTCCAGGGAGATACAGGCTCACAAGGTACCACAGGTACGCAAGGAATCACAGGTTCACAAGGCGTAACAGGTGCTCAAGGTCAGACAGGTACACAGGGGGCTATCGGTGATACAGGTGCACAAGGTGTAATAGGTTCAACAGGCGTCCAGGGTGCAACGGGCTCTACAGGTATCCAGGGTGCTACAGGAACTCAAGGCACAACCGGCTCAGACGGTGCCCAAGGAACTACAGGTTCTATAGGAGCACAGGGCATTACTGGCTCCCAGGGTGTTACCGGCGCGACTGGCTCGCAGGGTACTACAGGAACAACGGGCTCTACAGGAACACAAGGAACCACGGGTACGCAAGGCCTTACGGGAGACGTGGGTGCTCAAGGGACTACAGGTTCAACTGGTGTTCAGGGTGCGGTTGGCACAACGGGCGCGCAAGGCACCGTTGGAACCCAGGGAGTTACAGGGGCGGATGGAGCCCAAGGCACAACTGGAGAGACAGGTATTCAAGGAGCGACAGGCTCACAAGGCTCCACTGGAGAAACAGGCGCGCAGGGCACAACTGGAACTCAAGGGACAGACGGAACGCAGGGGCTAACAGGACTACAAGGCACAACAGGTGCTACTGGTTCGCAAGGTATTACAGGTGAGCAAGGCATACAGGGCGTCACTGGAGAAACTGGCATCCAAGGAGCAGTAGGCGAGACTGGTGCTCAGGGTACAACGGGAGCAACTGGCGAGATTGGTGCCCAAGGTACAACCGGAACGACAGGGTCTACAGGTGTACAGGGCACAACTGGCTCACAAGGGACAGTCGGAGCAACAGGTTCTCAAGGAGTTACAGGCTCTACTGGAATCCAGGGTGCCACCGGGGAGACCGGCTCACAAGGTGTTCAAGGTATTCAGGGAACCGCAATCCAAGGTGTTCAAGGAACTACGGGAACCCCAGGTCTCGGCGGAACTATCGCCAGCCACGGCTCTTTCTATTCAACCGTCGACCAGCCAATAGTCTCAACAACTGCTGGACAGCCAATTCAATTTGACTCAACTAACCTAGCCAACGGCATTTCAGTCGAGAGCAACGGAACTGCCCCCACCGAGATTACTTTTAGCACAGCAGGTACTTACCAAATTGGTTTTGCTGCACAGGTAGTCGACACCGCAAGCGATAGCCACACCCACCCAATCTCATTCTGGCTCGTGAAGAATGGCACTACGGCTTTAGCAACTACCTTCGACTCAATCGTTGGAAAAAACATTCCAGTTCTAGTCAACTGGACTTACCAAGTAGAAGCCTCTGCTGGAGACTATTACGAAATCTACTGGTCTGGACCAGAGACCCACATCAAACTTGACTACCTAGGCACTCAGACGAACCCGACTCGCCCAACCGTCCCATCCGCGTTCATCGTTGTTTCACAGGTTACCTACACCCAGCTCGGCCCTCAGGGTACGACAGGCACACAAGGTTTGACGGGCGTTCAAGGCACTATAGGCGTGACTGGAGCGCAAGGAACAACAGGCACCACCGGCTCACAAGGAGTTATCGGAAGTCAGGGTACAATCGGGGCCACCGGCGCTCAAGGTACGACTGGCTCTACGGGTGTGCAGGGCGCGGTAGGTTCTACAGGTATTCAAGGCGCAACTGGAAGTCAGGGAACTTCAGGCACAGACGGCTCGCAAGGAACCACGGGAGCAACGGGAAGCCAAGGAACAACCGGCTCCACTGGAGAAACAGGCGCGCAGGGCACAACTGGAACGCAAGGTGTTACAGGTGCGCAAGGTGTTACTGGCGAGACAGGTATCCAGGGGACTATCGGGACACAAGGAACAACTGGTGCTCAAGGTCTAGCGGGTACTTTTGGTGGTGCAACGTTTGAGTTCTACTATGATAACGAGACCACTTCGCCTACCACCCAACCTTCTGGGTACGTGACATTCAATGCACTTGGTACGGAAATGTACATCTCGTACACAGACTCCAACTCTGTAGACATTAAGTCATTCCTACAGACAATTGATGACTCGACTTCTCAAATCAAGGGAACATTTAAGCTAACGTCCCAATCTGACCCACTAGTCTATGCATTCTTTAACATCACAGGCACCCACACAGAGCACACCGACCACTTCGATGTTCCAGTTGCTTTCGTGTCAAGCTCTGAGACTGGGACGACTCCTCCAGACCAAGACGTCTACATCACATTCCAGAGAACTGGTGACATTGGAGACACTGGTGCCCAGGGTACGACAGGTACGCAGGGTGTTCAGGGTGTGCTAGGTTCTACAGGTGTTCAGGGAATCACAGGTGCAACAGGGTCACAGGGCACGACCGGAACGCAGGGTATTCAAGGCGGTGTCGGAACTCAAGGAACTACAGGTTCTACAGGCCTGCAAGGTCTAACCGGAGCAACCGGAAGCCAAGGCACAACAGGTACGACCGGTGCGCAGGGATTAACCGGCTCCACTGGCATCCAGGGAACTACGGGAGCAACCGGAAGTCAGGGCACAACTGGGACCACTGGTGCAACAGGGTCTACTGGTATTCAGGGAGCAATTGGTTCACAAGGCACAACTGGAACAACGGGTGCCACAGGCATTCAGGGTATATCGGGAACTAACGGTGCTCAGGGTACGACTGGTGCTCAGGGGGCAACGGGTGCGACAGGTTCTCAAGGGCTTACTGGTTTTACAGGACTACAAGGTGCAACTGGAGCGACAGGCTCACAAGGAACTACGGGAGCCACAGGAGTCCAGGGAACTACTGGCTCCACAGGAGCAACGGGTTCTACAGGTATTCAAGGCGCAACAGGCGCAACGGGTTCTCAAGGAATCACGGGTGCTACAGGCGCAACTGGAGCCACGGGTTCGCAAGGCACCACAGGTGCTACTGGTTCGCAAGGTGTTCAGGGTAGCACAGGCGCACAAGGTACGACTGGTGCTACGGGACTTCAGGGTATAACTGGAGCCACAGGTACAACAGGTGCTACGGGTTCACAGGGTACCACTGGAACGCAGGGTACAACAGGTATTCAGGGAACAACAGGTTCAACTGGCGCTACTGGTTCTCAGGGTACGACGGGTACGACTGGTGCGACTGGTATCCAGGGTTCTACTGGTGCAACAGGCTCTACAGGCATTCAAGGTACAACTGGAACAACCGGTGCGCAAGGCATGACTGGCGCAACCGGCTCACAGGGTATTACGGGTTCAACTGGTGCAACAGGGTCTACTGGTATTCAGGGAGCAACCGGGGCTACTGGAGCTACTGGTGCGCAAGGCACAACTGGCACAACTGGCGCGACTGGTTCGCAAGGAACTACAGGCTCAACGGGCGCAACTGGAGATACAGGTATACAAGGAGCAACAGGCGCAACGGGCTTGCAGGGTGCAACAGGCTCTACAGGCATTCAAGGTACAACTGGAACTACTGGTGCGACAGGCTCTGTAGGAGCGCAAGGGGCTACTGGCTCCACAGGAGCAACGGGTTCTACAGGTATTCAAGGCGCAACAGGCGCAACTGGACTACAAGGGGTGACTGGAACAACAGGACTCCAAGGAACCACAGGGTCGACAGGTAGTCAAGGAACTACAGGTGCAACCGGAAGTCAAGGCATTACTGGGTCAACGGGAGTCCAAGGCGCTACGGGAACCGGAGTCCAAGGTACTACTGGAGCTCAAGGTATAACCGGAGCAGGTGTTCAAGGTGTTCAAGGTGTCCAAGGCGCTATTGGTATTCAAGGAGAACTTGGGGCACAAGGAACTACCGGCACAGTAACCACTAATTCTCTTACGGTCGGTACAACCGGGCTAACTATGACCTCTGGGACTAGCCCTTGGAATGGCTCTGCTACAGCCACTATCGACGTTGACTCCACTAAAGTTGCACTACTATCTGGTGCAACATTCTCTGGACAAGTTAACGCTAACGTTGTTGGAAAAGTCACCGTAAACTCAGCCGCTACTAGCAGCACTGGCCGAATCATTGTGACTGCGCCTACCCTGCTAGGAACATCAGCCACTTGTACCGTTGGTGCTGTTAGCGGTACGGGCCCATACACTGCAACTCTTACAGTAGTTTCTGGTAGCTTGGCTAACGTAACTTCAGCTAACGTAACAATTGGTGTAATTGCTACAGCAACTGCTGGTGCTGGAAACTTTGGGTCAAACCCGCTAAAGATTACGGCCGCTCCTGGAACCCCAGCGACCGCAACCACAGTTACAGTATCTTCTGCTACTACATTCACTGCTGGAGCTGTTACAACTGTTAACTTCTATTTAGCGCCTACAGCAACTCCAGCAACTGGCGACCTCTGGTTCTGGTAAACAATGTCATTAATACGTTCAGGTATTGCTGTCAACTTTACAGGTGGAGATTACAGCACCACTAATAAAGACGCAAACGGTTTCTGGCTTGACATCACTACTTACGCATCAAATACTAGAGTAGAGACAAATGACACAGTTTTAGACGTCGGAACCCTAACACTACGCCATGCTTTTACAGGAACGCAGTTTACAAACTTCACACTCTACGTCTACCTTCGAGCAGAGTTTAGGCTTAACGGAGTACTTACCTATAAGTACCTATTTGGCGACTCCAACGGTGCTTCGGTTGGCTCAAAATCTATGACAGGTGGAAGCACAACACTAATCTCGGGTGCAAGCATCGTCGCTGTCACAATCCCACACAACGCTGATGGCTCTCGCCCAGATGTTGTAGTCAGAGGCTACTGCGACTCAACGTCTACCGCAACCTACGTCCCGGCGTCAACTACTGCCAATACTGGCTCTATAGTGTTTGACGACCTGCCAGTAGCAAAAAGATACGACTCATCAGGGTACTATCAATACACCAATAGCCACCTAAGATATGACGGAACCCACTGGGTGAACACAGCAACCAGGTACCGCTATGACGGAACCCACTGGATAAATCTTAGTTAGTGTCTAACCTATCTAGATTTTCTTTAGAAGCTTTTCTGTAGATTTCCGGACATCTCTCGTCAACGGCAAGCTTTCTCAAAGCGGCCAAACTCTCTGACTTACGACCGACCCACCATGCGGCAACTGCCTGCTGAAATACTGCTGAATACCAATCCACATAGCCAGTATCTGCTGGCAAATCAAAGAGCTGACGATTGTTTCTATAGGCTAGCGAAGCATAGGTATAACTTTCTTGCCATTGGCTAGCACGCTCATAGAATACGGACAGTGCCCAGTAGGCCTCAGGTCTGTCAGGCAAGTAAGCAATAGCCTGAAGCAGACTATTACTTACAGTAAGTCCACGGCCAGTCTGCCGATCAATGCACTGAGCAACTTTAATCAAAGCGGAGTAAGTCAAATCAATGTGAGTCTCATATCCGTACTCAGCCGCACGTAGGTAGAAGCTGACAGCAGACGCAGTCTGACCTAATTTTTCATACTCAATAGCGAGAGCAAGATTCTTTTCAGGGTTATATGTATCTTTAGATAGATCAATGGTGAGAAGCTCTATAGTTTTATTTGGGTTCATAAGACAACGCATCCTTAACTAATTCGTCGACAAGCTTTGATGGCATACGAAGAATAAATGCCGCATTATCTTGAAAGCCAAAACTTACAAGTAGGTCTCCACCAAGCTCAGCCGCGCCAGTAACAAACTCGATATCTCCACCAAGAAAAATCAATGGCTCTGTAGATACACCAATTAATTTGAACTCAGTATTCCAGACCACCAACCTGTGTCGATATAGGCCATCTTTCTGTCCCAAATAGTTTCGAGACAGGTCTACTTCATGTGTAAACGCAATATAGTGGTCACCCCACCGCAACACATGCGAACCCCCACGCTGGTCCTTTTGCGGAACAAACGATTCAACCAAAGCAACTTGAGCACAACCAGCTGGCTCTTCTGGCCAAGTGCGAACAACCTCAGTCGGGCTAGTCCACTTCACAAAATGGAAAGGCTTGTCAAGGATCGGCATCCAGTTCTTTTCGCAGTACGAATCATCTAACCCAGGTGCAGGAATACGTAGACGAGACACTTCTTTAATCGTCCAAGTCTCTTCGTCAATCTCAATCTCGCTTAGCTCCATACGCCCCTGACCATTAGTAGTGGTGTCACGGCGGACTCCAATCGAGTACCATTTGCCTTCCCACTTAACTAGCCGGCAATCTTCTTCACCAGCAAATTCCCATAGCGGCGGAACATCTAGTTTAGAGGTGTCAATCAGCCCATAGCCAATCATTGACAAATCGCTATCCAGCTTACAGATGTAGTTGGTAGTGCGTAGGTTTTGATCAGCCTCTGGGTGCAGGTATGCAAGCGGTCCCCAGCGGCTAGGGAATCTCTGGTCATTTTCAGAGTGGTAGAGGGTGTAGTTGACATGGCGTAGGTTTACGTAAATTCCGCCCTCATCGGTAACAAAGACCGAAGGGTTCATAAGTCCTGTCCCTGCAGTCAACCCCTGAGAAATAACAAGCGGGGCCAGCTTACCGCCTAAGTCAATAGATCGTTGTACAAGTGTCGTGTTCGTCATTAAACTAATTCTAGCAGTTTTCAAAGCCAGTAGTGTAGACTTTAGTAAAAGTGATAGGAATATAATGACAACTAATAATCAAAAACTTTACCGCGTTGACTGGAAGCAATCGACCGACGTAGTCCCAGGGCAGTTCTTTGACGAATACTCGTACATCGCAGCTACGTCAGAGACAGAGGCAATCAAAGACCTATATGGGACTGACTTCAAAGTCAGAGAAGCTACCATCGAGGAAATGGAAGCATACGTACGCGGATACGAAGACGGCTATGACTCAGGAGTTCTAACGGAGAGAATCAGAGTTGCAGAAAATGCCGAAGAGGTTTAATAGATGATTATTGGACTAAGCGGCTACGCGCGCTCTGGTAAAGACACTATTGCTGATTATCTAGTCGAGCACCACGGATTCGTCAAACTATCGTTTGCCACTCCAATGCGTGAAGCACTCTACAAACTAAACCCAGAGATTACTGACCTAAGTGGTCTTGTCTACGGGTTCAGACAGGCTGTAGACCTATTCGGCTGGGAAGAGATGAAAACCTACTTTCCAGGATACCGAGGACTTATGCAGCGCATGGGGACCGAAGTTGGACGCAATATGTTTGGCGAGAACTTCTGGGTAGAACAGGCCCTAAAACAAGTAGAGCGTGGTCAAGATGTTGTATTTGCTGACACTAGATTCAAAAATGAGGCTCTAGCTATTGACGAGCTTTTTGGAGAGGTCTGGCGAATCGAACGTCCAGGCGTAAATGCTGCAAATGACCACATCTCTGAGCACGACTTAGATGACTACAAGTTTGACCACCGCATTATGAACTACGGCCCTATCGAGGACCTCTATAAGACAGTAACAACTATTCTTACTGACCTATAATTGATAAGTGGATATAGAACCTACTGACTTAGCAATACTTTACGCACGCGTATCTACCCAACTACAGGTTAGCGACGGCGTATCTCTTGACGTTCAAGAACGCCAACTTCAGCAGGCAGCTGAATTGGCCGGCTACACATCCATCGAGCTTGTTCGAGAAGAAGGACGTTCTGGGAAGAACATTAGCGGACGCCCAGCACTTACTGATGCATTAAAGCGACTAGACGCTGGAGAAGCTAAGGCACTCTTCGTTACCCGCATCGACCGCTTGGCCCGATCTACCCAAGACTTTCTTAGCGTTGTAGACCGAGCCAACAAGAATGGGTGGCGTCTTGTAATGTTAGATCTAAACCTGGACACATCCAGCTACCAGGGCCGCTTTGTGGTAACCATTATGTCTGCCCTTGCGGAGATGGAGCGCGGAATTATTGCTGAACGTCAGAAAGATGTACACAAAGACAGACGAGCACGCGGTGTCGTCTGGGGAGTAGACATGGGGCCAAAGAATAAGACCCCAGAAGAAATCAAACAGCGTATTGCTGCTGAAAGATCTTCTGGGGCCTCATACCGCAAAATCGCGGAAGGTCTAAACCGAGATGAGATTCCTACTCAGAATGGTCGTCAGTGGCATCCGACAACTGTTCGTAACTTGCTGCTTTAGTCGCTAGTTCATGCTTTAGCTGCACATCCTGAGCAAATCTACCGCTGAACTGATAGTCACCAGCATGAACCACATTTACCCAAGGGGCAGCGTAAACCTTACCACCCATCTCACGCCACTTACGACAGAAGTGATAGTCCTCAGATAGTAGGATCCCATCCTCGGTAATGCTGGTAGCAAAAAACTCAGTAACCATCCGATTAAAATCAAACTGACCGTCAGAGCCATTCAAAGCATACTTAGGGCACAAAGGTTCCATCTGCTCAAACACACTACGCTTGATTAGCATTAAACCAGTAGCAACTTCCGTAACTTCGACTGGCTCATTTAGCTTGATGCTAGATGTACCAGGGAGAAGATTCATAGCAAAGAATCCAGAATGCTCGGCAAGATTCTCTTTGCCAGCTAGTGCAGCCGCACGAACACCGTCCCAGTTGATATTCTTCATTGGGTAGACACCGCCGATGATGTCAGACTTAGTGTCAATCATTGCCATAACGTCTGCAACGTTGAATCCCTCGTCGGCATCGATAAAGAATAAGTAGTCGGCATCGCTATCGAGGAACTCTTTTACTAGATTGTTTCTAGCTCTTGTAATCAAGCTCTCATTGTAAATTTTAGAAAACGAGATCTGGTAACCTCTCTGAGCAAGCTCAAAGGTGAGATTGATAACGCTATCCATGTAGATACCTTTACAGTTCCCACCATACATAGGGGTTGCAATGCGTATATGCATAAAAATCCTAACTAAAAAGAAGGGGCCGGGAAGGAGACAACCCGGCCCCATGTGCCTCTCTCCCAAGGAGCACATTCACATTCTACTGCATCATCAGTAAAAAGTAATTAAATATTCAGTTTTAGTGTCCAGCGAGTCGGCTCGCCATGTTCCAGTCGATTCCATTTGACTCAACCGCTCTCGGTGCCATTACATATTCCTTGAGTTCAGCACGAGAACCTTGACCCATAATAGTCAGACCACGGTCAGACAACTTACGGTGGAATGCAATCTGAGTCATAGGACGCTCACCACGCTCATCGGACCATACACGGTATACCGCATATACTTCCTTAACGCGAGTAGTCGAGCCCTCAACCTGCTTCATCTCTTCATTCAAGAACATACCAAGACGGTCTTCATTCTTGCGATACATATCAGCAGCCTCGGCCACAGCTGTACACCAACCAAGAGGGTCACGGGCAGAAGAACCTAGGTACTTGATTGCACCTTCAACAGCCCAAGCAAGAACTGCAGGTAGACCACCCTCTGGGTCAAACAAGTACGCCTTTAGGTCTGGGTCAGAAGACTCAGGAACCTTGCTCCAAGGAATCGGACGAATACGACGCCACATAGCATCATCGGTAATCATAGGGCGGTGGTTAGTGGTAACCCACAACTTAGCCTGAGCCTTAAATGTGAATGGCTTCTCACCAGGAGAACGTGCCGAGATTTCAGACGAACCAGTCAACTTCTTAATAGAGTTTTCCTTGATACGCTCAGACTCTGGCAACTCATCCACCCAGACCATGCGCTTACCACGAAGTTCAGCCCAGTGGTAGAGGTCGGTGCTACTAGTAGCTCCACCATTGTCAGCAAGAATGCTTGAGTCAAGTGGCCACGAGTACTGCTGGGTTCCCAGAGCTTTAACAATTGCTTCAACAAAGGTGTTCTTACCAGAACCCGGAGGACCGTAAACCAAGAACATTAGGTCCTGGTTATTTAGGCCAGTTAGCGTGTAACCAACCGCACGCTGAATCCAGTCCTGAAGTTCCTTGTCTCCGCCGGTAGCAAAATCCAAGAACTGCTCCCAGCGAACGTTACGCATTCCAGGAGTGTAAGCAACAGGAGTACGCTTCGTGATATGGAGGTCTGGACGTCCACGCAAAAGCTCACCAGTGCGTAGGTTAATAACACCGTTAGCCACACCGATAAGATACTCATCGCCATCCCACTCCTCAACAGGAACTACAACACGAGGGTCAGAGTTTGCGCTGTCGATTGCAGAGTTCAGGCGCGAGTTTGACTTAGCCTGGTTAGCCCACTTCAGGACCTCGTTCTTCTTATCCTGATCGTCATACTTAGCTACCTCAGTAGCGATGATGGTAGGAATACGCTTGGCTACCTCACGCATACCGAGGTCTTCAGCATCTGGACGCCAGTAGCTGCCGTCCCAAATGAACCAACCGATACCGGGAGTGTAGCGAATAGAGGAACCAAACGAGTCCACGATTCGACGACCGTTACCAATGTCAGATAGCGAACGTCGACCAGGCGAACCACCCTCTTGCTCAGAGATGGCGTCAGGGTCTTTAGGAACGTCAACGTTACCACTACTAAATGCGTCAGCAATAGAGACTCCGCTGTGCGCGGCATCGGCCATAGCTGCACCGATAGTTCCGTACACAACCTCAGAGTGTCGATCATTGCCATCCGCATCCTTAACCTTAGGGGCCGGATTATGTGGGATAGACCTAGTTTCCTCCTGGTTACGCTTAGCCCAGTCCTGAGCACCAGGCCAGATTAGGTCACCAACAGGGTTGTTAGATACAAAGTCAATAGCACGACGAACGTGCATCAGTAGACCGCCCTGGCCTTCAAGCTCAAGTGGTGGGCGAACCTTTTCATGGTTGAAACGGATCATCAATGTCTCAACAGCAAGCTTTCCAGCCTCAGAGTCAACGCCCATCTTGTTTGCGATTGCACAAGTTAGCTTATAAATGTCTACAGCACGGGAGCCTTCTTCAATACCTTCTTCAAGGAACTTGTTGATGTCAACACGTTCATCGCCAGAGTTTAGGTCCCCTAGCCAGCTCCAATCGCCTTGACCTAGGCTGGTGCCACTACGACCGCGACTGCTGCGCTTGCGGATAGCATTCAGAAGTTCTTCGGGGGCCTCAGCCATACGCATCTCCCATGGAGATTGTCCAGGTGCCCAGTCATATGTAACACCAGAACCGTGACGAGATGGAGACACCATAACGTAGCCGTTGTATTTAATGTCAATACCGTTTAGCCCATAAGACTTTAGATTGCCCATGAACTGCTCGCCATCTTCTACTCGGAAGTAGAGGTGACGCCCACGGTTCTGAGAACCCTGGTAGCTATACAGACCAGTCAAGGCTTCTACAGTTTTTGGAAGAGTTATCCCAAGCAACTCTTCAAACTTCTCGAACGACTCGATGCCGCCAGAGCGCGGGTCAATGTCGACTACGATAAATCCGGAACCTTGGCAGTAAACACCAATGTTGTTCTCCGGGTTACGGTCCCACCAGGATTCGATAGTTGCTACATCATCGGTAGCTCGGTTGTTCCAATCACCAATCTGAGGGTGCTTGCCAATGTCTTTCGGCTCGGCGTGCTGACCATTACAGGTACAGCGACCACCATCCGTGATACCGAAACAAGGGAGGATTTTCCATCCCTGCTTGGCGTACCAAACAGACCCTTTTGCTAGTCGTTCAGCGTGCGTCGTTTTGGGAGATGACATACGTATAAACCTTTCTGTAGTGTTATCAAAGACGATAATACACCCTAGGCGCTAAAAATCAAAATTGAATACAGCATCTGAGTGTCTTGAAGTGTAGCACGCCTAGGGCTAATCACTAAGTACAGGCTGTTGTACAATTATACATAGCCCGTGAAAAACCCATTGGATCCCCCACCATGCCACTTGAAATTATTTTTACAACAGCCGCTGTAATCACTGCCATCGGCGTTATCGTCGGTGGCATTGTTGCTGTCTACAGAATAGCACAGAACATTAGCAAATCTATCGGCCTAGACTCAAATGGTAAAACTATTTCAGAACGCCTTGAACGAGTCGAGCACCAACTCTGGGAAAACGGCGGAAGCTCCTTAGCAGATCGAGTCAATACAATTGAAGAGCACGCGATCAAAACATCTACAGAGTTAGAGATCATCAAAAACTTCTTAATCCCAGCTCACACTGCTACAGTACATCCAGTAAGAAAAACTAGATCAAAAAAAGCTAGTTAATTATTAGCAAAACAGCGCTTTATGCGCTAGAATGATTTAAAGACACAAACGACGAATGAAGGAGTTACAACATGTCGCTGTCCGACAAGCTCTTAAAAGCTACTCAAATGGCAAAAGTATCCCTATGTAAAGTTGGCATTCTACTGTCCACGGATGCACTTAATCCAAAGGACAGGGAACAGCTAGCAACAATTTTAGCGGTCCCTATGGAAAACCCTAAACGAGTGCCAAACTCTATATTGGCAAAAGTCCTTCGAGAAGAAGGTCACGACATCTCAAACAGCGCAGTAGACCGCCACCGCCGCGGAGACTGCAGTTGCACCCGAAAGGTTATGTAATGGGTTTATCTGACAAACTAGAAGATTTAGCGAATCCAGGTAAATCTGGCTCCGACCTCAAAGCACTTAATACTCCAGAAAACTGGCGTTCAAAAATGGACGTCGATGATGTTTCTGGAGGTTTCATCGTTTCTCAACCCCGTCCAGCTGGAGAGCCTCAAGACGCTCGTCAAATTCTAGAGGACTTTGATCTCAACCCAGACGACTGGAACGTTACCTCTATCCGCCGCGGTAAGTGGCAGAAGTATGACGGCGAGTATTTAGAATCGCTACGAGTTAACGTAGTGCCAAACCGAGTCGCATACGAAGACCGACTAGACGCCGAAAAACTGATTGATGAAATTAAGAAGTGGCGTCCAGAGCGCGGTATCAAGGTAGCCAACGGCACCGGATCTTTTGCCGCTGTCCCAGCTGACCAGCAGATTGGTAAGAAGGCCGGAGGCCAAGGCACTCAGCAGTCAATCGACCGAATCCTAGGTCTAACCGACGCATCAGTACACAAGTTTAAGAGCTACCAGAAGATGGGGCTAAACCTAGGGTCAATCACCCTAGCACTTCCAGGAGACCACGTTGAAGGTAACGTGTCACAGAATGGGCGTCTACAAGGTCTAGCTGCATCAGACTTAGGCCTCACTGAGCAGGTACGTGTCGCACGTCGCCTACTTATGGCTCAGATCAAAGCTCTCGCTCCATTAGCCGAGCGTATGATTGTTCCGGTCATCAACGGGAACCACGACGAAGTAACGCGTCAGGTTGCTGCCGATCCCGCTGATGGCTGGAACGTAGAAATCGCTGCAGCAGTGCAAGATGCCTGCGCAGAGAATCCTGCGTTGCAACATGTCGAGTTCCGTTTCCCAGCATCAGGACACCAGACACTTGTGGTAAATATCGAAGGTACTCACCTGGGGCTGTTCCACGGCCACCAGGCAAACCAGAACAACGTCCTAAAATATCTATCGGGCCAGGCTGCAGGTCAGACCGCACTTGGTAACGCTGACGTTTGGATCTCAGGCCACTTCCACAACTTCCGCACAATGGATATTGGTGACCGCCTGTGGCTACAATGCCCTACAACTGATCCAGGGTCAGAGTGGTTCCGTGACCGTGCAGGTCTAGAGTCAAAGCCAGGACTTCTAACAATGGTTCTAGGTGGGGGCTTCGATCCACGAGAGTTCATTAGCGTTCTACCTGTAAAGTAGCATGAAGAAAACTAGCAAAATGTATATCCCAATCTGGGATCACGTCCTCAAGAACGGAATAAGCATCGATAACCAGCTCACTAAGGCTGGGATTGAGTTTCTCATCTGGGACCTGAACCCAGTTCCTCAAAACCGAACCCACTGGGTGCCGGCAGAGAAGGTTTGGTACTACGGACACTTCTACAACTCGCTAGAAGACTTCGCTAAGACCGACCACGGCATATTCATTTTCAATGCTGGAGATGCTTATAGTGACCAGCACGCTGAGTTTGTTCGACTACTAGAAGATCAGATGACTGCAGATGAAGATATCTGGGTTATGTCCCCTAGGATGGTTAACGATAATAGCGAGGGGATGTTTTCCCTAATCCAGATGTCTAAGACCCATGAGAATATGGGACTATCTACTTTTATAAATGGGATATATGTAGCCATGAATAGAGAGGCAGCACTAGATATCCTCGACTACTATAGATGGCTACTAGCAAATGGCTATATGGATTTTTCTAAGATGGTCACTGGCCACTGTTTAGATAAAGTTTGCGGCGCATGGGCAATCTATAACAATAAAAAGGTATATCGTAAGTGGGACTTCTTCATGCGCACTGAGATTAGCACCTCGTACGCACTAGATACAGCTGGCAGCGACTGCCGAAATATCAAGGACAGATTTGAAGAATACTTAGCGTATTTAGGGAAAGACCCTAAGCCGCTAAAAGCAATTCTGGATGCAATCGAAGATAAGTCTATTCGACACTCTCGAACCGAATACCCGATTGAAAATATATATTTCAACCTAAAAAACATTGAGGACCTCGACTACTAATGAGTAAACCAGTCGTCTATACAGGAGGAACATTTGACCTCCCCCACCCAGGGCACTACCGACTCCTAGAGCGAGCTGCAGACTTCGGTGAGGTCGTGGTGGCCATAAATACAGACGAGTTTATCTATAGCTACAAAGGCAAATACCCAGTTCTGACCTACAACGAACGGGAAGAAATTCTAATGGCCTGCAAGTGGGTAGATCGCGTAATCCCAAACTTTGGCGGAGAAGATTCAACTATTTCGATTGAGATGGTTAAGCCGGACTACATCATTATCGGGTCCGATTGGGCACGCAGAGATTACTACAAACAAATGGGATTTACCCAGGACTGGCTAGATGAGCGCGGAATAGGTCTTATCTATGTTCCATACACAAAAGGCATAAGCAGTACAGACATCAAAAAGCGAATGAAGAATTTAGACTAAAAAAGTCTACCATCCAAGTCATCGTCTAGCTGCGCCGCCTCTGCAGCCGCAATAGCTTCCAGTTCCTTACGAAGCTTCTTCTCCGCAATCACAGATTTATAGGCATTTACAGCATTAGCACTTGTACGACTTCTCCAAGTAAATCCGCAGTCGGTACAGCTAACAAGCCTAACCGTGGTCCAACGACCACCATCGGGATTATCGGCAATAACAGGTTCAAGCTTCTTAGCAGTAGCTCCACAGAAAAGACACTGAGGGTACCGGTCCCTACGGATCTCAGCCCCGTCAGCATTTACAGAAAGAGTGCGACGAATCTCATGCTCATCTTTGCCTCCCCAGATTCCCCAGATTTGACTATTCTCTAGTGCCCATTTGATGCAATCCTTGCGGACAGGGCAGAGGGCGCAGATGCTACGAGCAACTGCTTTTTCTTTAGGGTCCTCGGAAAAGAAAAACTCAATCTTTTCCATATTTTTACTTTTAGCGCACTCTGCATCAGACTGCCACTCCATGTCCTTGCTAGGAACCCATTCAACCATCAAGCTCTACCCACGTAATTTCTAGTATGTCGTCAACGATGTCGCCAGAATCAGTTTCTCCAAACTCATCACAAACCGTGAGAAAGATCTCACCATCAATGTACCCACCATAACCGTGAGTAACCAATCCAGCATCTGCCAGCTGATAGCCCTCACCAAGAGATATAGCTATACCATCCCTCTGCAGCGAAGACGCTAGAGCACGCTTAACAACGTCAATTTCAACGTCAACATGCTCAAATGTGTAGAACATGATTGAAGAAGGTCTGAAGGGGACAAACCCTTCTCCAGACCATTCCACCCATAGGCCCTCGCCTACTCTAGAATCCTTCAATTCACACTCCTGATATACCTCTATTCTACAAGTTTAGCTGTTTATAATTACAATAAAACAGGTCCGTAAAATTAAAATATAGGAGATTATAGGGGGTGGATTTTCGTAGTAAAATTGCCTTATACGAACTACGAATAGGAATCAAAGATGCCAGACAACAGTGAACTTTACAACAACGTTTTAGCAGTTACCCGTGACCAGCTAAGCAAGTCTATGGGACTAAATGCAGAGCTAGAAGCAATGCTCATGGCTGAGCGCAAGAAGGTTGCTGAACTAGAAAAGCAGCTTGAAGAGTCTAAAAAAGAAAAGAAGTAGTCATGTACGAAGTTAAAGATGGTGCCAGAACCTTACAGTTCAATGGCACCCTTCTAGGTAAATCTACTTCATGGCGCAGAGGCTCGACTCGATGGATTGAGTTTGAGCTTTACAAAACTGAAAGTGGCTCATATATCCTATCTAGGATTGGAGTCTCTACAGTATTCCACGGAGCCGCATGCTCACTTGTGAAGCGATACGGACTTAGCGAAGCACACTACTCCTCGCTAAGGAACGACGCTATCCCTTGTGAGGAATGCGGTCCAACCGAAGAAGCAGATCTGATCTTCCCAGAGAAGCACCGCTACTGGGCACAGGTCTCGGATGAGCCGGAAGCAGTTTTAGATGCTCTATACAAGTTTGATGATGGCGGCGCACGCTACCTCACCAATGTCGCTCAGCGGCTACTAGAGGCTGCTGCAGACAAAGATAAATCGATTGACTCCATCTACAGAGTTGAAGTTATTCCATAGTCATGATAAGGTGTGCTTATGAATGAAGAAACCCCTCTACCAGATAACACACCTCCGGCTAATTTTCCAACAATCACTAATCTAGAGATGGCCGCAACAGACCTTCACGAGATGTTCCTATCCCTGCTTTGGGCTGGCTTCACCGAGAAACAGGCCTTACATATCGTAGGTATGTCAGTTGCTGGCGGTATGCTGTCACCATATATCTCAAACAGCCGTGAAAACAAGGACTATGTAGATAACATGGATCTTGACGACGACGAAGACAACTTTTAAATAGTATTGATTTAGCACACTAGGTGTGTTACCATTACAAAGACAAACGACAAAAGGATTAGATATGACATCCGGCTTATCTGACGTAAAACTAAATCTAGTTAATAGCGTCAAAACCGCTGAAGAGTTTATTAGCTGGTTAGGCGAACGCCGCCCATTCAATGCGATCGCTATCGATACCGAAACAGGAGAGCTGCCAGGCAACCCGCGTGACCACGCACTATCGCCTTGGCACGGACGCTTACGTCTCGTTCAGGTTGGAGATGGACAGACCGGCTGGTCAATTCCCTGGGATGAGTGGAACGGTGTATTCTATGAAGCAATGAGCAAGTTTGATGGCCTCATCGTTTGCCACAACATAGCCTTCGAAGCACGCTGGTTTGATGTACAGTCCCGCTGGGATATGCCCTGGCACCGTGCGCACGACACCATGATTATGGCTCAGCTCATTGACCCACTGGGTTCAGGTGCACTGAAGCGTCTTACCGCAAGGTATGTTGATGCTCAGGCTGCCCAGCTCCAGTCAGTACTAGATCAGGAGCTAGCTAAAAATGGTTGGACCTGGGGAACCGTGCCGGTAAACTTCGAACCTTACTGGGCCTATGGTGCTCTTGACACCGTCCTAACTATGCGCCTATTCGAGCAGTTCTGGGAGAAGTGTGGACCAGGTCAGCCATACTCTCAAGCGTATGAGCTCGAGATGGCCGCCCGCAAGATTGTCACCCGTATGGAGATCAATGGGGCTAGACTCGACCTAGACTACTCTCAGAAGAAGTATGACGAGTTAGTAAACTACACCGAACAGGTCAAGGAGTGGGGCAAGTCTCACTACGGCATGTCCATCACCAGTAACATCCAGCTAGTCAAAATCTTTGAAAGCCTCGGAGCCGAAATCACAGAGTTCACTCCATCGGGCCAGAAGTCTGCCTCCGCTGATCAGCTAAAACTATTCCTGCAGGATGGTAACGCAGAGATCAAGCAACTAGCCGACGTCGTTCTCAAGCAGAGAAAAGCGGACAAGCTGGCTAACACCTACTTCAAGAACTTCATCAATGACAACGTGAACGGCTTTGTCCACCCATCAGTCAAGACAATGGGTGCCCGCACGGGACGTATGTCGATTCAAAACCCTGCACTGCAGACTCTTCCAAAGGGAGACGACACAGTACGTCGCGCGTTCTTGCCTAAGGATGATGACCACGTAATTATCACCTCGGACCTCGACCAGGTTGAGTTCCGTATGTTCGCGTCCCTATCTAAGGACCCAAACCTAATCAACCTGTTCAACCTCGCAGACGCTACCGGCTCTGACCCATTCACCGAAATCGGCCGTGAGATCTACCAAGACCCAACAATGCAAAAGTCAGACAAGCGTCGTGGACTTATCAAGGGTGTAGTCTATGGTCGTCTCTATGGAGCAGGTGTAGAGAAGCAGGCTGTTACCGCAGGTGTGGCTAAAGACCAGATGCAAGCCGTATCGGATGCTTTCGACCTACGATTCCCAGGCATGACCCTGTTCCAGAAGCAGGTTGAAGACGTAGGTATGCGTCGACTTCGTGCAGAGGGTCAGGGTTATGTAAATACCTGGACCGGACGCCGCCTACCTTGTGACGAAGACCGCGTCTACACTCTAGTAAACTACCTAATCCAAGGAGGTGCCGCAGAAGTGTTTAAGTCAAACCTAATCAAACTAGATAAGGCAGATCTAACTGAACTACTTATTGTGCCCGTACATGACGAAATCGTACTAAACGCGCCTCGCGAAGATGCCGCCGAAATCCAGCAGATTGTACGCGAATGTATGACCACCCGAGAAGGCTGGTCAGTACCACTAACCGCTGACGTTGACGGACCTCTAGAGAACTGGGGAGCAAAATACTAATGCGACACATTTTAGCAGTAGACCCAGGAAAGGCCACTGGCATGTGCTACTTCACATGGGACGGCACCGAAGACCCGATCATGCTTTGGTCGGGAGAGTATCAGCAGCACGAGTACGCCCAACCGATTCGAGACGCTTTCCGCTTCTCACAATCGCAGGGTGCGAAACTCGAGGTCGTCTGTGAGAGATTCACTATTAACGCTCAGACCGTGCGCAACTCCCAGGCTCCGTTCTCGCTAGAGCAGATTGGAATCCTAAAGCAGATTATGATGGACCATGGCAGACAGCCAGATGACATCTACTTCCAATCTCCAGCAGACGCAAAAGCAATGTTCACCAATGAAAAGATTAAAACCCTCGAGTATTGGCACCGCGGAGGCGAGGGACACGCACTTGACAGCATCCGACATGGCCTGCTAAGATTGGTCAAAAGCGGTTGGAAACCGTTAAAACTTCTAAAATAATTGAGATACTATAGCTTTTTGCTAATAATATTTCCTAAAATGTGATAGTATCTATTTAGAGACGAAAGGAAACAACAACATGGCAGTAGGAGTAGAGCTGGACGAAACCGGCAAATACATCCTCATTAACGCTGACTGGCGTTATAAAGAACTTTGCAAAAGCCTACCTGGCTCGTCTTATGACGGAAAATCCCAGATGTGGAGAGTTCCAACATCTTGGACCTCTTGCTTAGCGCTACGCTCAACGTTCAAAGAAGACCTAGTTCTAGGCGACTCCCTGACCGCATGGGCCACCGCAGAACGCACTAACCGAGTAGATCCAAGTAACGCTCTGCGCGATCTAGAGATTTTACCAGACGGAGAAGGTGACGAGGACTTGTTCCCACACCAGCGAGCTGGCGTCAAATACCTAGCAACCGCACGTCGTGCACTGCTAGCTGACGAACCAGGTCTAGGTAAGACTGCCCAGGCTATCCGAGCACTCAAAAAGCTGCAAGAAGACTCTCAGGACGCATTCCCTGCCCTGATCGTATGCCCTAACACTTTGAAGAAGAACTGGAAGCGCGAGTTCGAGAAGTGGTGGCCAGGAGTTACCGTTCAGGTAATCAAGGGCACCGCAACTCAGCGTCGCAAGCAGTTCGAAGAAGAGGCTGACGTCTACGTAATCAACTGGGAATCCCTACGCTCACACTCTCGACTAGCGTCTTATGGCTCTATTGCACTAGCACGATGCTCAGCTTGTGGTGGACTAGACGACCGTGTAACCGAGACTCGCTGTGAAGTTCACCAGCGTGAGCTTAACCGCATCGATTTCAAGGCTGTTGTGGCTGACGAGATGCACCGCTCAAAGGACCCTAAATCTAAGCAGAGCCGCGCGCTTTGGGCGGCTACTGGAGACGCAGACGTTCGATTTGCGTTGACCGGAACCCCTGTAGCAAATGACGTACTTGACATGTGGGCAATTTTGCACTGGCTATCGCCAGAAGAGTGGCCTAGCAAGACCAAGTGGATCGACCGCATGGTAAACACTATGCTTAATGCTTTTGGTGGCATGATGGTTTTAGGACTAAAGCCACATATGGAAGCAGAGTTCCACGCTACTGTGAACCCACGTATGCGCCGCATGCTAAAGTCACGCGTACTTCCTTGGCTACCTGAGATGATGTTCGAACGTCGTGACGTCGAGATGTCAGCAAAGCAGGCAAAAGCCTACAAAGACATGCGCGACAACATGATTGCAGAACTTGAGGGTGGCGGTGGAGCTGTAGTAGCACCAAGCGTTCTAACCCAGACAACCCGTCTACACCAGTTTGCCAGCTCGTTCGCTGAGATTACCGTAGATGAAACTACTGGAGAAGAGGTTGTGCTATTAGCAGAGCCATCGTGTAAGGTAGATGCTCTAATGGATGATATCAAGAGCGGCGACTTTGGAGACGACTCAGTGGCAGTAGCCGCTGTGTCCCGTCAGCTAATCGAACTTCTTAGTACACGTTTGACTAAGGAAGGAATCGCTCACGGCTTAATCACCGGTGCTCAGAACGAGGACCAGCGTCAGAAGGCCATTGACGACTTCCAGTCAGGTAAGACTAAGTGGATTCTGTTTACTGTCCAAGCTGGTGGTGTTGGTGTTACCCTCACTACCGGACGTCGACTAGTAATGCTCCAGCGTCCGTGGTCGCTAGTTGACCACAAACAAGCTCTAGACCGTATTCACCGAATCGGCTCTGAGATCCACGACTCCGTGATTATCATGGACTACGTGACCGAAGGCACCATCGAAGAACGAGTTCTTCAGGTGCTAGAAACAAAGGCAGATAACTTCGAGCAGATTGTCAAAGATAAAGATAAGCTACTCGAGTTGCTAAAAGACGATAAGGCTGGTAAGCTCTAAATATGAACGACGAAACGACACCAGAAGTAAAAACACCTTACACACTTTCCAACTCGGAAATCCAGGTGTTCAAGGATTGCCGACGCAAGTGGTGGCTTAACTACTACCGACGTCTACAGCCAAAGCAGACCCAGTTTACTGGAGCACTTGCACTTGGCTCCCGTATCCACGAGGCCCTAGACCGCTACTACTCGTCTGATGGCGAGATCGGTTTGCTAGAGGCTCACGCTACGCTGGTAGCCGAAGATATGGCTAAGCTAGTTGCCGACTACCGAGACACCACAGACCTAGAGTCTGAGGCAGAGCTAGGCCGCATCATGCTTGAAGGCTACCTAGAGTGGATGGATGAAGAAGGTATTGACTCTAACCTAGAGAAGATCTCCAATGAGGAAATCATTACCATGCCACTATTCGATGGCGAAGTTATTCTTCAGGGTAAGCTCGATATGCGAGTCCGCCGCAAGAACGATGGCGTCCGCATGTTCCGTGACTTTAAGACTGTTGGTGGTTCGTTCGCGGACTTCGCTAACCAGGCTCAGATGAACGAGCAGATCCTCACCTACATGCTTCTGGAGTCTGCACAGAACAAGGAGCCAGGCGAGCGTTCCGAGGGTGGTATCTTTACCATGCTTAAAAAGGTAAAGCGTACAGCTAACGCACGCCCTCCATTCTACGAACAAATTGAAGTTCGTCACAATATTTTCACAATGCGCTCGTTTTGGCAGCGTATTCATGGTACTATTAGTGATCTGATGAACGTCAAGAAATCTCTTGATGCAGGATCAGACCCAAACTTTGTGGCTTACCCAAGCCCAAGCAAAGACTGCAAATGGAAGTGTCAGTTCTACACTATCTGTCCGATGATTGACGACGGTAGTGCAGCTGAGGCGGCTATTGAGCAGCTGTATGAGGTATCCGACCCATACGGTTACTACGGTAAAGACGAAGAGAAGAAAGGAACAGAGTAAGCATGTCAGATGTACAGCGTTCTCTAACCCTTATGGTCTATGGCGAGTCTAAGGTTGGTAAATCAACCTTTGCTGTCACAGCTCCATATCCCCGACTAATGCTAGACGTGGAAGGCGGCCACCGCTTCCTCCCAATCAACGTCCGGTATTGGGACCCAATGCGCGAGGAGCCACCAGTGGCCGATGGTACATGGGACACAGTAGTTGTGCAGGTTCGCGACTACGATGTTGTTCTGAAGGCATTCCAGTGGCTTCAGAGCGGCAAGCACCAGTTCAAGTCACTTATCATTGACTCCATCTCGGAGCTTCAGGTTAAGTGCATGGACAACATCGCTGGCACAGAGCAGATGAAGATGCAGCAGTGGGGCGAACTACTTCGCCACATGGGTGCGCTTTTACGCGACCTACGCGACCTAACGATGCATCCAACTCAGCCTCTTGAGGCAGTTGTGCTCACCGCTATGGCTAAGCGTGGTCAGGATGACCTCATGCACCCTTACCTACAGGGTCAGCTTGCAGTTCAGGCTCCGTACTTCTATGACGTACTTGGATACATCTCTAACGAGATGATTCCAAACCCAGACCCAACTCAACTGCCTTACCGTGCACGTCGTATGTATGTGGAGCGTACCGACAAGGTAGAAGCAGGCGAGCGTGTTCAAGGTCGACTTGGTTCGATCGTTGAGCAGGAAAATCTTGGTGTAGAGCGCATGCTCGACATCATCTTCGGTGAAAAGACCGAAACCAAAAAGAAGTCTACCCAGGCTTCGGCATAACCCCCTCTAGAATAGGAAAATAAGAAACATTATGAGTTCTCTTAACTGGGCCGATTTAGTAAAAGACGCCGGCGAGGCCACCGGCAATTTCGAACCACTGCCAGATGGTGACTACGACCTAAAGGTTGTAGAAGCACCAGCAGGTACCACAAGCACGGGTAAAACCATGTTTAAGCTGAAGGCACAGGTCGTTAGCGGCCCATACGCCAACCGCTTCATCTGGGACAACATCACCATCTCCCCTGAGAACAAGAATGCCCTAGGTATCTTCTTCTCGAAGATGGCTGCACTTGGAATCCCACGTGAGTTCTTCACAAACAACAACCCTTCAAATGCGCAGATTGAGGCAAGCCTTCAGGGCCGTACGTTCCGCGCACAGATCGGTTCTGAGCTCTACCAGGGCGCAAAGAAGAACAAGATCAGCCGCTACTACAGCGGTACCGGTGCTACCCCTACTGCACCAGCAACGCCATATGAGATGCCAGCTCCGGCTGCTGTAGCTCCGGCTCCGGCTCCGGCTCCGGCTCCTGCCCCTGCGCCAGCTCCTGTAGCTGCTGCTCCGGCTCCAGCCCCTGCCCCGGCTCCGGCCCCTGCAGCACCAGCTGACGCTCCGTTCTAACCCGAGACCGGAAGCAAATAGGGGGCATCGTGAAAACGGTGCCCCCTTACTCAAGGAAGAAAATATGGCAAAGATCTATTTAACAGGCATGACAGCCTCTCAGGCTTCACAGAGTGCCAATATCCGCAACTTTGCATTTGCTGGAGCACTACACAAAGCCCTAACTACCGCAGGGCACGACGTAACTTGGGAAGACCCAAGTCTAGACGTCACTAAAGACTTTTTTGACCAGTACGACTCCGTATTGGTGGGCGTAGGCCCAATCACCAGCCTATCGGCCAACCGAGTCTACGGTGCCCTGAGCATCGTAGGACTGCTTTGGGGGTCAGACAAGCTTAGGCTTTTTGTTGACGCACCGGGTATGGCTCAGATGTGCGCCAGCCTAAAATCTGTAGACAAAACACCGACTGCCTTGATGAAGGAGTTTTACTCCTACAGAAAGGGGTACAAAGAGGTAGTTTCAAATGTTGCGCTATCAGCACGAATCGCTACAGCAGTAAACAACCTGGCCACCAAAGAGTGGCCTCAGACAGTCTACCCAGGGCTCCCATGGAAGACAGACGAGCAAGCTAAAGAAAAGATTTCAGTGGACGTCCCTAAGTTTAACGGAGTCTCTTTAGACGCGCATCTGGTTTCCGAGGATACCGCCTACGGTGAGAGATTCAATAAGTGGGTAGTGGATTCGTTTGCTACTAGAGAGACTAAAAAACTAGTCGAGACTCTTCGCTACCAGACGGACCCGATGAAATGGAACAAAGGGGAGACCGATGACCAGGTGTATGGCCAGATGCTTCAGTCTGCTGGAGCAATCATAACTACCCACAAAAACGACGGAAGCTGGTGGAGCTATAGATATGCTCAGGCTTTGAACGCAGGGCTCCCAATCTACACGTCCTGGAAAGAGACGACAAGGATAGGGGAGCCCTGGTCCCACCTGGCGCATACTATCGAAGACTTTACTGACATACAGAAGGCAGACCTATCTGCCAGACAGAAGTCAGAGTATCTAAAGAACATCCCGAATAAACAAGAATCTATCAAATACCTAGAGAGCCTACTTAACATCTCTCAGGTGGAAGGAAAATAATGCGTAAAATCAACTACGAATGGGTCAAGGAGCAGTTTGCAGATGCAAAGATCCGAATCGGCACAGGTAAAGCCGTTCTAAAGATGCTCAAGACCTGGGAAGAAATCGAGATGGACTCTAAGCAATCAAAAGAGGTCTTAGACATTCTGGCAAAGGTGGGACTAGGACACTCGCTTGTGGAAGTAAACAAAGACGAAGTCTGGGTGCCAGCCCAACGAGGTCAGATAAATGTTGGAGATGTTGTCCGAGTGGCACACGATGCATTTGACATGACAGAAGTAGGCCATATGCACAATGGACGAAAAGGCATCGTAGTTGCTATCAGGTCTGGAGACGTTATTTTCAAGTCCACTGATGAAAAAGAGCCGAAGCTTGATGGAACTCACTATAGCCCAGAGAAGCTAGAAAAGAGGATTCGCTAGTGACACGCGTCAAACTAGACATCAGAGTCTTTGGGGACACCCACTCAGAAGTTCTTAGAAAGATAAAGAACTCTCTGATGAACTACTTAGAGATCGATGAAAGCTTCATTGGAGATATTTCGGATTACGTCGATATGGAGATAGAGATCTCAAATGCTGACCTTGAGGACGGGTATGACTACAAGGCTACAGCGTACTGTAAACTAAAGAAGTAGACTAGTAAGGTCTATTCTGAATAAAGGCTATAGCCTCTTCCCTAGTAGGGAACTTAGCTATAGTCTTTTTCGTTTGCACGTTCACTATAAGGTATTCTCCGCGCAGTTCTACTATTTTTAGCACTATTCTTGACTGCCTTCTAAACTTTTTAAATAGTTTTTATAGTGAGTATTCTTTGGATCCTGAGGTATCCACCAAACCTGTCCAGAAGAGTCGGTACCTTTAAGGATCTGATCTCCTGTATCTAATGTTATAAATTCATATGTCATATTTTCCCCTAAAGTTCCGCATCGAACTCTAAATAGTTAGTACTAGAAACTGGGAATCTAACAAATGCCGCATTGCCAGTTGTGGTTGCAGACGTAGTAAATCTAAACTCCATCATTTCCTTCGACACTACAGTAGTCTGAGGCAGCACGTTAGATGTCGTCCTTGCACTTCCAGCAGAGTAGACAGCAAGAGCAGAGTCGCTACTAGATGCCCCTGACGGAACGGTCCTCATGGGGACAGGGAAGTTAATCTGACCAAAGGCCAAGGTAGTGCTGTAGTATGCTGCCATACAAACTGGCTGAAGATCGGCACCGCCTGAAAGCCTATAATAGTATCGCTGACATTCAGCAAGATCTCCACGTGCAGTACCACCAGCTAAACTAAAAGGAGTGGCCACAGTGCCAACTTCTAGCTTAACCTGAGAGATGTATTGGTCTACAACAGATCCAATAGATCCAATATCATTACTAGTCCCTATAACTATTTTAAGAGTTTTTGCAGTTGCCGGAATAAATCCAGTATAAGATATAGAAATAAAACCAGCGGTAGTATATGGCACAGCCGTCCCCGACCCAAGCGACGTAAAAGTACCAGTGTTAGGGTTCTCGTCTTCTACAGTAGAGTACAAAATCTCTGCATACATAGATAGATAAGTAGATGCAGCAACTTTAGCCGTTAGCGTCGCATAATTACCAGCAAATCTTAGTGTTTCTGAGGTCTCGATGGCCTGGTAAGTAGAGATATACCCATCACCTGCAGACACTTTAAGTGAGAAACTAGATCCGACAGGAACTATACTATTCTCCCTAAAAACACCCATCGTAACTGTTGACGATTGACTTTTAACCCACCAACGATCCGATGTCATTCGAGAAGTATTAGCTGCCATGCTAAACGTAGTTCCTCGCTGCCACACATCAAAATTTCCATTAATAATGGCATTTTTACCAGTCGAGCCTGTCAAACCTTGTACACCCTGTATACCTTGCAAACCTGTTGTACCCTGTATACCTTGCGTACCTGTCAACCCTTGAGCACCAGTCGTACCCTGCAAGCCAGTCGTACCTTGTGCTCCTGTGAACCCCTGAATGCCTGATATGCCCTGAAGACTTTCAGAGGTGAGATACGTAGATGAATCTAGCGAGCCATCTGCTTTAAGGAACTCACTAGATGTTCCACCGTCTACAACAATAGGCTTACTGAATGTTACAGCAGTCGTGTTGGCTTGTACAGCAGTAGTGTAGGTCTCATTGAGCATAGTACCGTCACTAACCGATAATATAATATCAGTAGAAGACATCTCAATGTAAGGAACTGAAGACAGACCATTGCCTGGCAATCCTACTATAAGAATTTCAGACTTTCCACCTGAGGCCTCACCATCCACGGAGTGAGACTCATTTCTAGCGGATTTAAGGCGTATTTGAGTACCATCATTTCCGGCAGAGCCTTCAACAGACGAGCTGTGGAGTCTCTCAAGAATATCCGCACCAGCATATGCTTCGGTTTTAAAGAAGGTCTGATCATCACCAAGCAAATAGTCCGATGCAACTGAGAAGTAGGTATCGCCGCCGCCCTTTTCGCTTCTGTAGACTCCAGGGCTCAGGCGTGTATATGTTAGAGGTGTGGTATTGGCAGACAGAGGAGAGTAGTCAATATCACTAAAGGCAGAGAAGGATGCAATGTGAGGTTCTACATACAGCGTCTTGATAGAGTGAGAGTCAAAACTTAAATAGTCAACTTGATTAAGATTGAATGTTCCTGTAGTTAAATCTAAATCAATCCAGTTAGTGGATGTTTCTACAGATGCATATACAGGAGATTCAACTATGTAAACAAAATCAGAGTTATCTGCTGGCCACCAACCATGTACAGCAGACAGCGTATTATTACCAAAAAAGAAACGCTCAACAGTAGAGAGGTAGATTGAGTCAATCATGAATCCAATTGGCTCTAAATCAGAGTTAGCAACTTTCTCTGTCTTTACATACGAAGACCATGTATATGTAGTTTGACCATACAATACCGCAGGGAAATAAACATAGAAGTCACTACCAGACGTATACCCGTCAGGATCTAGTGATGAGTACGAGTTAATCAGTTTAGTTGAACTAAGCCTTGGAATTGGCAGCTCCCGTATATACGGTCTATTTGAGTACAGCCAGGACTCACCACCAGCCAAGTCCCACTCTGCTTGACATTCATCAGTAAGAACATCGTAAAGGTATACCGACTGATTATTGCTAAATACAAACTTAATTTCAGAAAGATCATATGTTCTGAGATAACTGGATGGATACCCATTATCATTGGCATCTGTCATTGTAAACCCAAAATATAGGGTTTTATCTGAAACACCTAGTCGAAAATGGTTAACAGCATTAAAATCAATAGTACCAATTAAAAACTCATCTGAGATATCTACGTCTCCCCATAGTACGGCTCCCATGGCTGCTAAAGCGCCACTAGATAGCTCATAGGCATCATTTGTAGGGCCACCAGCAGCAACAACAACATTCCCACCTAAACCAGATGCTAAGCTTGATGCAGGAAATGTCCAGGCCGCTTCAGAGGTTGCTGGAGTCGGGGTAGACCCAACTAAGGATAGGTACTCGAAGGAGGGGTTCTTAATAAGGTTAACCTCATAAGGCGAGTTAAACTGGACACCCTGGTTAGAGAAGTATCCGTAGTCAAAGCCAACCTTGCCATAGTCCCTGAGATATAGACCAGCAACGTCCGTGTAGTAAACCTGGATAGTTCCGGCAACATCAGTTAGAGCAACGTCAGACGCTCCGTCTTCGTTATACGAGCCAACTAAGTAGCTCACGGTGTCATACGATACCTCTGAAACAGTTGCCGGAGCAGCGGTAGTGCTTTCTAGGGCGGCCCATGTTACATCTTCAAACTGTACAACAACAGGGTCACCAACTGAAAAAGTATGACCCGGGATCGTGAGAGTGACTTTATTAGAGTCAAGCTTAAAGGCAATAAAGTTAGTTTCAATATCCTCATAAGATTTGAAAAGGGATACGTAAGTTCCGCTAATAGCATCAACATCTGTGGCCCCATGGTCAAAGCTCTCTAAGTAGGTTCCATATAAAGTGGTAGTACCAAACGTACGCTCAACTAACGGATTAGAGATGTTCCAATAACCAATGGTTCCCGAGTAAGCATTGATATCTCCACGGACATATACGTTGCCGAACTCAGCGTTTCCCGCCCCGTCGATGCGCCAACCGCCCGCACCCGGGTTATAGTTAATGCTTTGAATAGCTTTATCTAGGATCTGAACTTCTTCAGCTAATGCCCCAGAATCAATAGCACCAGCCGAAATGGATGTGCTGTAATTTCTTAGTCTAGCTTCACCAAGCTCCTGAGAAATAGAACTTAAATAGCCAGATAGGCTTTTAGTTCTAGCAATACGTCTACTTGCCAACTTTATCGATCTCCCATTCGGTAACCAGGGTTAGATCGATCATTTCAGGGAACGCAGGGCTGTTTGGCACAGTCACTTTAATACCATCAATCTTTCTTACAAGAACATCTTTTCGAGGCTCCAGAGTGCTGTCCATTCTCTGCTGAACGAACTTATCGCGAATAACAACTGAACACCAGTCGCCCGGGTCAAATGTGCCGATCTCTGGATTCAAAGAACCATTTACTGTAATTATAATATCACCTGAAGGTGGCTTAGTTTCTCGCAAGAAACGCTCAGACGTTAGTTGAAGGTCAGCTTCAGCATCATAGTTACCCCAGTTGTCGACATTGATAGCATTCACACCTTTAACAGGCCACTCAGCTTTCTCGACTTTATCAATAAGCGGCCAGTTATCGTTCAAGAGATCAGTCGAGGCCGATGCCGAGTATCTAGACCCACCACCACTACCAGTGTCATCATTATTTCCAGCAACAAATACGCGGGTAGCTGAGTTGGTAGTGTTCTCAGATAGGCTAACATTCTGAATATTTCCAGGGTACTCGAAAACAATCCGGTCAGCACCAAACGCTGAAGGAGGCGCATAAGTGCCGGAAGACAGCGCCTTGCCAGGAAGGCTATCTAAGTAAGTCTGTAGACTTTCAGGGGTCCTAGGTATAAGAGTAAAAGTACGTTTAAACTGCTTTTTGTCTCCAGACCCACTAACCAAAGCGCAGTCGATTCGGTAGTCAAAACCATTCTTGTTGCTTGTATAACGCTCCAAGTGTTCAAATACAGTAATTAGATCGCTGCCTCTAACAGTATCATTAGGATATTGCTTAGAGCTATAGTTATTGTCTGAGTAGTCCATACCACCCATGTCGGCATTAGCTGGAAACTCTCCATAAGTCCTAGTTAATGCAACTGGAGTTTTCTCAATCTGAGGAGCCAGAACTACAAATCCTTCAACAGAGACAGAAGACACGTTTCCAGTTTCAAACCCGGCCAAAGAAGTGTATGTAAAGGTGTCAGTAGTAGCTGATGTGATTTTAACTGCCTGGTTATTATTCTTAAACTTACTGTAGTTTTTAATAAAAGTGATTACATAGTCACCCGCAGTAAAACCGTGATCGGCAGAAGTCATAGTTACAACATTTGAGGTACTAGATACGCTGGTGACATTCTGAGTACGTCCAATGTTTGTGTAGTCTATGTAGGCATAGTGAACGTTAGCAGTCACACCTACAGTAGATGATGCCTTACCAGATAACCCGGTGGATGATGTATTTGCAGTTTTTGGTAGAGAATATTTAAACGCATTTGTCGTAACGTTGGTGATGGCGTATGTGCCATTATACGTTGCATTTATTTTAGAAACGTTTACATTTTGACCGACGGCAAATCCATGAGAGGTTGCTGTTAAGGTAGCAACATTATTAACCACGTTTGCAGCAGTCACTGTAACCACACCAACGTCACTCCCGACGCTTGCGTAGGAGTATGTATTGTCAGTTGTGCTAGTTATTTGAATAACATTTCCGCTATTTTGGAATGAGTTATAGGTAGATTGGGTTGGATCTATTTCAATGGTGATATTGTCACCAGGCACAAAGTCGTGGTCCGTAGAATAAATAGTTGCTAGGTTTGCATCCCTATTTAGTCTTTCAATAGGGACTGATAGCGTAGGGATATACCCGACGCTAGTCTTCACCCTAGTGAAGTTTCCAGTTACAGATTTTGTACCCGCATTGGCACTAGGTAGGTTATCAGTGTTAGATGGTAGGCTGTATGAGATCTGGTCGGCATCTACCCAGGCAGCGGTTACGGTGTGGGTGCCGTCGTACAATTTACCCTTAATGTCGACTTTAATCTTATCGCCAACAGTACAGTTATGCTTTCCAGCTGTAGTTAAGGTAACTACTCTACCTTTTTTTGTGTACTTAACATGGGTGACTTCAATCGTATCGTCAGGCTCTCTAGTAGCCCCCCACTCAGGCATCTCATAAGTAAACCAGCTTGCACCGAATACTGCAACTTTACCAGCAGTACTAGAGGTTTTAGAGACGTTTGCTCTTTTCTTACCAAGTTTGTATTGAACCCAGGATACCCCGGATTCTGCACCTTCTAGATCATAAACGTCAGTTACTTTTGTTTTTATATTTAGTGTAGACAGGGTAGAGGTAAATCCAGTAACCTCAATTAGGTCACCTACCTTGATCCCATGCTCCCTATTTAGCCACAAAGTAACAACAAGATCGCTAGTGACACTGTAGTGGGTAGTAGTTAGAGCATCTACAGAAGTAACTGAATCAGAGGTGTCTAGCTCTAAAATGTTGTGGTACCCGTCATAGACTGAACTAGTCCAGTCAATACGGTCAACTCCACGTACTCGAACCAAGTCACCGACACCAAAGGTGTGCGTGCCGTCTGTGTTTAGTTTTAGACGCTTAACTGGGGTAGCCAACACAGCTTTGTGTTTAGTGGGGCTAGCCATAGTGACAGATTTTCCAGCACTGGTTTTTATATTGTGCTTAGATGCAGAGTAACTATCTTGTCTATATTTAAAGACAGTAGATGTTGCAGAGAGAATACTAACTGGAATATCGTCATTATTTAGTGTTTTGTAGTTATTAATGTCAGCAAACGTGACCTTAACTTTGTCAGCTTTTTTAAACCCATGTGGAGATGTTGTAGTAACCCAAACGTCGCCAGCAATACGCTTCACAGATTTGATATTCTTTTTACCAGTAGAGGTGATCTCCCTAGAATACACTCGGTAGTTCTGGGCATCAATAGACCCATAAGCAACATTGTCTATAGTTATTTTGCCCGTAGCCGATGTCTTAGATGTGTTCGACCCAACATTCTCATAGGAAATATACCCTTCAGTAACATCAGTGATCACCACAACTGATCCGCCATTGTTGAAACTGGAGTCGCTAGAGGTGATAATTACTTCCTGGTCTACAACAAATGGTACATACTGCCCCTGAGATGTATCTATGTAGACAGTAGCAATATCGCTCAAACGCTCAACATGCGTAATGTTTAAAACAGGGATGTTGTATTTAAACTCATACGGAGTGGATACCTCAGAGACAGTTTGTTTGCCACATAGTGACCTATCAATGTTATAGATGTCTATGCGCTGACCAACTACCATGCCGTGCGTGTCACTAGTAGTGATAGTGACAATATTATTGGCAGCCCCGCGGTGGGTGATGGTGTGAGGTTCTCTAATACCTGGAGCAATAATCTCATTGGCAAACGTTGTGTCAGAGAAATCCCTAAAGACGTCATTTAACATCTCTCGTACATAGTCATAGGTATCAATCTTCACCGAGACGGACACATTCTGGTATGCAGCTGTTGCTGCAGGAAGTTTTGGAATATTTACATAGAACTCACTCTGAGTAGGGTCTTCGTAAGTAGAGATTGGATAGTACCCTGTATATTTAACTAAGTTGGATTCAGTGAAAGAAAGATAGACTTTGGTGGCCTCGCCCTTGTCATCTACGGCTTTAAGAGGAATCTTAATTTTATTCTTCGTTAGCGTAACTTTTGCAGGACCGCTTTTAGTAGTCTTAAGGACTTCGCAGTCAAACTTATAAGAGTAGGTCTTCCAGATGACACGCTTCTGTAGATAGCTTGTGAACTCCATAGCTGAGATAGATAGAGCGCGCTCTACTAAGTCATAGGTGCGGCCCCAAATAATTCCACCCCAAACACACACGCCATTACGAGTAACGTAAAGGGCTACCTTACCCGGCATAGTGCTATTGTATAGGTCAAGATTTTCTGTCTGATCAGTTATACTGATAGATCCCTCGAATGAGCCAGGATCCTTGATCCTACGCTCATAAGCAACATCCTCAAAAGGGATCTGAGCTAGCACCTCATTGGTGACAATGTTTACGGTATAGTAAGCGTAGACCGGTGCGGTCTCAGGGGTGGTACTTGCATAAATTGCGTCTGGCATCTTACCTCGTAGTCGTCGTTACTACTATTTTACCCGATCCAGCCAGACTTGTATTTTATGGTCATGCTAGCTGGAGTGACGCTTGCGTTACTCTTCTCTAGGCGGAGCACATTGTCTCCAGGCTGCAACTTAATCCAATCAACGCCGGCATCGATAGTTGACCGCGCAGAGTCTGGCAGCCCTCGGTAGAGGACAGTGGTGTTGTACATATCGATCTGAAGAGTATCTGCGTTTTTTAGGGTTACAGATCCGGCATCACTAGCACTAGAGATATCTAGAGAGACTAGCCCTTCATACTTAACTGCAGTATTAGAACTTACTTTAGCGTAGGTAATAGACGTACCGCTAGCAGAGGCAATCGTATAGGTTCCGTCAAAAGGTGCTCCCAGATTAGAAACATAAATGCTACCAGTGGAGAAGTTGTGATTGACATCGGTAGTTAAGGTAACTACGTTAGAGGTGAGCACAGCGGTAAGAACATTTACTCCTGCATCAGCAAAGCTAATAGTAGTGGAGCTAGTAGCCGTAATAGTTTTGTCGCCATTCAACTGGTAGTGCGGGTCCGATGTGCCAGAGCCCATACCGGCAACTGTAACTATATCGCCAACTAAAAAATTGTGAGCAACATCTGTAGTTAGGGTAGAGATTCCAGATACCCGAACCTTAGTAGTAACGTTGGCTGCAGTAGTGTTTGGACGTAAATCCTTTACAATTTTTAGAGTCTTGCCAGTTGTTATATTTTTGATGTAAGCTGGGGCAGTCATAGGACCAGTCAAGGAGAATACCGGAGCGGTATTCGTGTTACCAGCATTAGTGATAGTCGTGTTTGATAATGACCCACCAACAGTAGATATAGCTACGTTGCTAGTAGAGTAGCCATCCGTAGCGTTATCGTTCCAGCTATACTTTACCGGATCACCAGCCCTAAGCTGTACAGTAAAGTTGATACGACCTCTAGCATTTATAGACTCAACGGTAGGCTGACCCACAATGCGAACATAGGCAGACATAAGCGGATCTTCATTGACTTTTAGCCAACCACCAGTGTATACCAAGTCAAGTGCTTCCATAAGGCGCTTGCGGGCCGCTGGAGCGTACGAAGGTTTAGGGGGAAGTATTGAACCTTCAAGAGTGATCTCGCGCGGTAGCCAGCGTCCTCGCACGTCGTAGGCACCGTCGTCAAGGCCTCGGGGGATGTTGGGAACTTCAGGGGCTGGTAGAGACCACCAACCCTTAATGTCAGTACAAATCCACACAACCTTGTTCTCATCAATGGTATTCAATACCAAACCATTAATGCTAATATCGCCTTCAAGCTTCAGACCGGTGATATAAGGTTTAGTCTCTAGATCTCCAGGAAAGATGTCGGTTAGGGCCGTGTTTACAATGTCAGTTTCCTGAGCCTGAGGCAGACCGTCAGAAATTTGGGTAGCTTCGGTGGAGTTCTCAATCTTGAGGGAGTCGACTAAGAACTTTTTACCTGTGGCCCCAGAAGCAACCTGATAGATAGAGATAGAAACATATGCATCGCCAGCAACAGAGGCCTTGGTGGCAGAGAGTCGTACCCAGCCACTTGCATCTGAGATGGTGGACGTAGAGCTGATTACGTTTGTTGTGGCTACATTTGAAGAGTTGTAGTAGGTAATCTTTGCTACAAAACCACCAGAAGTTTCTCCGGTAGGAACTTTAACATAGCCAGACACTGTGTAGGTATTGCCAGCTGATACAGGAACTAGACCGGAAATTACTCCAGAGATTGTCGCACCGCTCCTAGTGACTTCTAGCGATGACCCGCTAATAAAATAGTCAGAGGATGTTGAAGCCAGAGCAGTTTGAGCCTGAACTGACCCGCCGTGGGAGATGCTAGCCAGATTAGCATGAGTAACAGCATATGAGAATGATGTTGTAGATACAACATTCGATACTACAAAGTTACCATTGTAGACTGGAAGAC